TGCACCAGAACCAGTTTCGTCTGTTATTGCAGCAGCCAAATTTGCGCTTGATGGTGTTCCCAACCAAGTTGCAATACCGGAACCAAATGAAGTTATTCCAGTACCACCGGATGCTACTGGTAATGTTCCTGTAGTTAATGTTGATGAATCACTGGCATAAACTGCTCCGTTTGTTGTAAAACTAGTAAGACCAGTTCCGCCTTTATTGGTTGCTATCGTGGAAGCATTCCATGTTCCTGTTGCCACCGTACCCAGAGTAACAATACTGGTTTGTCCAGCATATGTATTTTTAATTGCAAATTGTGAACCGCTTTTTGTAAGCGTTATTTCATCTGCGGTATACGTTCCTGCACCAGAAAACTGTTCCCACAATATAGAATCAGTGTCAAGATTTGTTACTGTTTCTGTTTGTATCCAACCCGTATTGTTATACGAGGTGCCTTCAGACACAAAGCAGAAATCACCGCCAACCCACTCTGCTGCTATATCGCCATCAGCGGTTCTTCTTAATTCTCTTGCTCCATAAACATAATAAGTACCATTTTTTGAAGCACCAAGACCACCTGCATCGCCTTCATTTTTAACCAATATTCTGCTTGCGGATGCTTCCGTTGTATTTGCTGTGAGAACAACACCATCGGTAAATCCACCGGCATCATTTGCAGCAGTGCCACCCGTCCAAGTAATTGCACCGCCAGCATAACTAACTGTTGCACCAGTTAGAGTTGCCAGTTTTGCTGTAGTTGCTGCTTTTGCAGTAGAATGAATGTGCAATCCCTGTGCAACCGAATCAACATAAGACTTTGTTGCAATAATAGAAGTATCTACTGCTGCTGTTACTGCCGTAGATCCATTATAAGACGTACCAGTTAGTCCTGAACCTAAAGTAAGAGCATTTGTTGCTGTTGCTGTTACAGTTGCAGATCCACCGAGAGAAATTGATGAACCATTTACAGTTATTGCTGAATTCAATAATTTATCATTTGCTATTGAACCAGCCAACATTGTGTTGGTGACAGTTCCCGTGTCTCCGTTTGTTATTACAGTTCCACTAATATTTGGTAAAGTGATTGTTCTGTCTGCCGTAGGATCTGTGACTGTCAATGTGGTTTCATAATCGTCAGCAGTTGCACCTTCAAAAATTATTGAACCATTTACTGTAATTTGATTTGGCACATCATTGGTTCTACCAGGTCCAAATACTACTATTTCTCCGTTGTGTGCTACATTGATCACTTTGCCCATGTTTTGCACCAAAACACTTGAAGAAGTGGGTCTTATGTTTGTTAATCCGCCACCTGAAGCAACGTATAAAGTTTGATTCACGGAGTATGTTGATGTGTTTATATTTCTAAAAACACCAAGAACTGTAATATGACCATTATTATTGTCTGCAATTGTAGTTTCAACTATACCCACTGCTGGCATTTTTGCTGAATCTGCTGCATCTGCTGGTGCTATTAACACTCTTCCACCCGAATAACCAACAGCATATACTGGAGTACCGCCAGTTATTGGGCTTCCAGTAGTGTTTCTAACTTCAAGTTGTACTGCACCCAAGAAATTTGCTTTTACATATCCTGCGTCTACTGTTAATTGATTTGCCGCAGAATCGTAAATAAAAGCAGAAGTTGCACCCAGGGCACCGTTATTGTTGTAAACTACTTGTGTGTTTGAACCTGGAACCAAACCAATAGTACCGGATAAATCTGGCAAGGTAATTGTTCTGTCTGCTGTTGGATCTACTAATGTTAATGTAGTTTCAAAATTGTTAGTAGTTGTTCCCTCAAATACAATTTGTACTGGACTAAAAGTAAGGTCTTCAGTCGATTTATTACCCAAATATAAATTACCACCAACAATTGAAACAAATCCCTCCCCACCTCCAGCAAAATCAATACTTAAAGATGTTGTGCTTCCCATTGGCAAACCAAGAGTTGAGCCGCCAGATAATGTCAATGTTCCTTCATTTGCTACGATGGCGCCGTTTGTATTACCAACACGCAATGTGGGATTTCGTATGCTGGCAGAACCACTAGTGGCTCCCATACTCAATGTTGTTGCACTTTGAGCAAAAGTAATACTGGTGGGAGTATTAAATATTGCTCCACTTGATCCTGTTTGTTTATCCAAATTACCGAGTATATTTACCGTTGTGTCACCTGTGTAAACATTACCAATGTTAATTTGCAAACTTGAACCAACAACAACATTCGTGGTATCCGATGTTCCGATGTTTATGGTTTTTGTAAATTCTCCAATATCGCCTTTTGCAATATTCGTAGTGGATGCCGCTGCTGTGCCATCATAACCTATATTTAAAGTGGTTGCGGCACCAAATGCATTTACAGTTGTTGCTGTTGTATCAAATACACCAAATGTCGTGCTTCCGGTAGCAACTCCTGTGGTAAATGAAGGCGATGTGCCAAAAACTAAGGAACCAGTCCCAGTTTCATCTGATATAACCCCTGCCAATTCGGCGGAGGTGGTTGCGGCAAAAACACTTAGTTTATTACTAGTATAGGCAACAGTACCACCTGAACCAAATGCCACAGAGGAAGAATCCGTTCCAGTAAAAGTCAGTGTGTTGTTTAGTGTGATTGTTTTATTGTTAGCAATAGTCAGAGTTGCTGCTGTTGCCGGAGCAGTAATTGTAACATTATTAATTGGTCCGGACTCAACACTATCTGCAACAATTGCTTTAGTCCAATTTAAAGTATAAACCCCATTTGAAGCACTTGTTAGTGTTAATATACTTCCGGTTGTGCTTGTTCCTTCTGGAAACACATAAGGTTTTCCACTAGTATCTGTTATAGAAGACGGAGCAATAAATGCAATATAATTTGTACCATTTGCAGAATTTTCGTATAGTTTCAATCCAGATCTATTATTAAATTCCAAATATGAGGTATTGCAACCACTGCCGCAGGTCGCACTCTCCTGCCAAGTTAAATCTGAAGTTGAACCAAAACTACCATTATCGTTAAATTGTATTTCTCTATCATTACCAGCTGGTGTTCCACCGCCTGTAGCATTTCCGTCCACAAGTAAACCAACTGTGTCAGTTGAATCATCACCAATATAAATTTTCTTATCGGGTATATTGATAGCAAGTTCGCCTAATTCCAAATCCGTAGGAACGTTTCCAGGCGTAACTGATCTTTTAATTTTTATTCTTACATCAGACATTAAAAATTACCACCATCAATATTTGCTATTTGAAATGTTATTTCACCTACATTTAATTTGTCAAGATAGGACTGATCATTTACTGTTAATATAGAGAATGGTTTTAAAACACCGAGTGGACCCTGCAAATAACTTTTGATTGTTGTCAAAGTAGGAGTAGACTCCACTACTTGCGTTACTGGCGCAGGAAGTGTTTTTATACCATCTTCGGTGTTTTTATCGTAGTAGTAGACTTTTGGCATTTTAAGGGACCAGAATAGTTGTAGTTTTGTTTCCCATTTTTTTAATTACTAATCTATTTATTGTGCCTCTTTTATGATATGGTTTGTTTCTAACTGTTTCGGTTACTTTAAGTTTTCTCATGCTGCCTCCACCGCAAACTTACCCTTAAGAAGCATAGTATGATTACCGTTTAAAACTCTAACCAAAGTGTAAAAATAATTTGTTGGTTGCAACTGACTCATTGTTTCTGAGGTTATATTCAACGTCGCTATATTGTTTGAAACAGAAATTGTTCCATAACCATTGTCGGACGAAGGAAATGGTAAAGCCCCTTCTTCAACAACTCCGGTAGAATTTACTTCAAAAAACACATCGTAAGGCAAAACTGACTTTTTTACAGAAAAAATTAAATCACCTTGTCCCAAATTAATAACAGTACCGTTGTTTTCGGTATATTCGAATTCGACGGTATAATCTACCCCATAGTCTGCATATAAATCGTAATTTCCTGCATCCATTACTTTTTACCCTTTCCTATGTGGTATTTAGGACACAATTCCCATTCTGTTTTTTCTTTATGTGGTATTATTTTAATTTGATTTATTGGTGTCAGAATACTGTTAACTTTATCTTTATCAACTACCGATAATAAATTCCATTCGTCTAAAAGTTTTGCAATAGTGTTTCTTCTACCAATATCTGTTTCATTTATGTCGGAACTCAATCCATCTAACAAAAATAATTCTTTAAAGTGAACAATATAATATTTACCTCTTTTATGCAAAATATGACAAGACTGATAAAGTTTCTTTTCTTTTTTGGAAGAAACTCCAATTCTTGTCAATGTTTCTTTAATTTTTAAAAAACACTCTGTGTCTTTTAATTGCACTTCTAACAATTCATTAACATCAATGCTGTTCTTTTCCATGATAATTATCCATATTATTTAAAAATCCTACTAATATGTATAATTATTACTTTCTAACTCCGCCAGTTAAAGATCGGATATGTTCTAATTGTTGAGCAGTTAAAATAGACAAAATTTCTAGTGCTTTTTTGGTGGAATAACCATAGTAATTTTTCACAATTTCTAGATCTTTATTGTCGTGTTTTTTATCCCACTTTGAAAACCGTTTTCTCTTCCTAACAACCATTCGCAAATAATCATATTGCATCTTTTTAGAAAGAAAATGCTTGTGATTCATTTCATTTGCATGAAACAATGTGTCCGGAAAATAAGACAAAGATCTATTGACGATGAAAGGAATATATTCTTTCTCCATCAAAGGATCTTCGATCAAGTTTTGTTTTGTATAATTGATAGAATTCAACCAATCAGTTAATTTCATTTGAAATTGCACTCCATCATTAATTGCACCAAACAAGCAGTCATGTTAATTTCTTGATCTGCAACAAATGCAGACTTGTATTGATACTCGGAAATTGTTAAAACAAAAGCAGGAATACTTTCGGATTCCATCATTTCTTGCAACCCATCATACAACTTTCGGAATACCTGAGATTGATCGTTATCTAGATTTGCAACAACCCATTTGCGAACGGCAGGGAAGTTCTTCTTCTTCATTGCTTCTGCCAATTCGTCAATATTTAAATCACCAACTTCCTTGAGAATACCAACATCAATCTCACCAGAAACAGAATACCGCTGCAACTCATTCAAGAGTCTGCGGAGATCCGGTGCATGACGCATGATGAGTTTGACAAGAACTTTCTCATCATACTTTACTTTTTCCTTGTCCAAGATAAACTTGACACGATCCAAAATAAACGGACCAAGTTTCATCTTGTCTTTCGGAGTGAACTTAAAGTCAATACAAGTGCAACGAGAATGCAGAGGTTCAATCACCCGATTCTTGAAGTTACAAGTCAGAATAAAACGACAATTATCCGCAAACTCTTCAATGAAGCCACGCAAAGCAGGCTGCGTAGACTGGGGGTTTGAGTAATCAAATTCGTCTAGAATAACCGCTTTGCGGTTTCCGGTTAAAGATACGGTGCTTGCAAAGTTTCGGATCTTTGTACGCAGAGTATCAATATTACCATCTTCCGAGCAGTTGATGATGATCCATTCCATGTCCAATTCATTGCAGAGAGCCTTTGCGACGGTTGTTTTGCCACAACCTGGTCCCCCAGAAAGGAGAAGGTTCTGGAGTTCTCCAGAACCAACCATCTCCTTAAAAGTTTTCTTCAAACCATCTGGAAGAACACAATCATCAACTTTCTGTGGTCGATATTTTTCTACCCACAGGAACGTATCGTTGTTTGTTTCCATAAATTATCCGTTGTACTTTGAATCCGGTTCAAGAGCAATCCAATAAGACAAATTCAAAGTTTCGTGAGTAAATTTGCTTACAATCTTTTCAGTAATTTCTACGCTATAATCACCGTTGATTAACTTAAGATTTTCTACCTTGAAGAAGAATTCAAAATCAACATCAGTTTCACCAACATCGACAGAATAACTGTTTGAGGTAGTGTCGTTCTTGTCAAGCGCAACCAATTCAATTCTACCATCATTTGAACGCACTGCAATATCCGGTAATTGCAAAACTGATGCGGCTTTTTGCAGTTCAGTAAAATTCTTTTGAGTCAACTTAAAACTGACAACAGAAGATGGCATTTGGATCTTCTTGGTTGGTGTAGTCAGTAGTTTTGGTTCACAGTAAAAATACTTAACGGACGAACCATTTGAACCAGAAATAGTTACATACTTGTCGTGAAATTCAAACTCAGGATCGTTGAAAAGACTGATGGTTCCAAGAAACTTATTAAGATCCCACACACCAAACTGTACATCAAACGCTTCATCAACCGTTGCTTCGGCAAGAACGTTCTTCACCGGAGAAATAGTGGTAATGGTATTTCCCGGATTAACCAAAATATTAGAATTGATTGACGCAAAGTTCTTTAAAATTTCTAGAGTCTTTTTTGATAATTTAATTGTAGTCACCGTGTTCATAATTATTCTCCATGCTTTGAGTGTTCTGTAATATACTCTACGCCAAATTTATTTTCAATATCTTTCTTTCTTGGATTCTGCGTTTCTGTTGGTTCTTCTGAAGAGGGTTTGTATGGTTGAAATCCTGGCATGTTTAATGGACACCAGACTTTCGGATAATCCAGCTTACCATACTGTTCTTTACCATTAACGCTTATATCTGTTAATTGAGTTCCTTGCTTGTCTCCGCAACCGCAACCATTGCAAAAATATGAGCCTTTAAAGTTTTGACTTTCTTTTCTGTTGCCACAAGGTGCGATGGATTGACCATCACCGTGACAACTGACTCTTCGCAATTCCTTTGTCTCTGTGCTGCACTTTTTATTATCCAAACCTCTTGACGCCATGGAAGAAGCATATGATGCTGCTTTTTCCATAAAGTTTTTGCGATCTGCCGCAGATAATGCAGCCATTTCTTGTCTCAGTTTGGCAAACTCTTGTGCCATTTTATCTAAATCTTTGGGGGTTTCATTATTTTCTGTGCTCATGGTATACCTCAATTAAAAATCTTGAATGTCATTCATTAAGTTCTTTAATCCTTTGTCTACAAAGTAATTGAAAATCTTACTTCTGTCTGCATTAACAGGTTTATTGTATTCTGCAAGAATAGCCTGCTCATACTCATTAGGTATGTATGACAGATCTACCAACATCTGGTTCCGATTCCAATTAGATTCATATTCATCTGGAATCTTTCCATTTGAAGACCAAGTGTCCAGTTTCTTTGCGGAAAGTGGCTTCTGTCGCTTGCCATCTATAGCAAACACATCATCGTCAGAAAGAACATTTGGAATACCGTCACCAGAATCACCGCGAACAATGTGTTCAAAAAGAAACTTATCGGGTGCATCGCATGTAATAAATCCCTTTTGATTTGGACTATACTGATTGATGTTTGGATATCTCATTAATTGCTTAAAATCTTTATCACCAGAAACAATCAGGATCTTTTCGTTGGCGTGATAATGCTTGCAGAGAGTGGCAATAATGTCATCAGCCTCACACCTTTCAATACGCATGGTTTTGTATGGCATATTCTCGGCAACTTCATTTCGAATCATAGTCAGTGTTTCGAAAATTTGTTTCCAATATACTTCATCTTTGGCTTGTGCCTTCTTGCGATTGTATTTGTAGTAGGGAAAGATTTCTTTTCGCCAATAATTACCAGCATCTTGACAAATAACCAACTCACCGTATTCTTCGTGAAAACGAGTACGATAGTAGCGATAGGTGTTTAAAGTAATGTGACGAATCATTTCTTCGTTTACTTCTTCTGGACCCTTATACTGGGAAAAAATAGACGATAGAATGATTTGTGTATTGTCAATAAGTATCATTTGATTACCTGTATGATTACGGTATTTTCATTGAATCTACCGTTGGGTTTAGTTTCTTTAGTCTTAACTGTTTCCCAGCCATTATTGATGGCTCTAACACCACCAATCATTCGCGGGAGAACACTCTTAGGATCACGAAGTTTTTTCGTCTTAGACGCTGCTTCGTCGTAACCCAACAGGGTGGTTCCTTTGACTGTAAAACCATCAACCAAAGGAGATGCTTCGTACAACGTAAGTGTACGATATTTTGAGTTAAATGCAACCAATTTCTTTGCACCAATTATTTCTTTTGGATCGACAGATGTTATATTAAATTCGGTGCATTCTTTTTGATATTTTAATTTAGCAATTAACTGCTCTGGTTTCTTTTTCTTTTTCTTTCGCGGTTTACGAATAGTTTTGGCAAACTGCGACTGTGCTTCAAAATGAACAACCATTTCTTGATGAAACTCAAGAAACTTCTTCAATTTTGGTTTTGATAGCCAAGAATATGCTTGTTTTAGATCTTCGTCTTTTCCTTCAATTGCTTCCTGCAATTCCTTGATTCTCGGTTTAAAGGAATCAGCGATCATTTGTGCCTGCATTGACTTAATTTCTTTTTTCTTGATCCAGTCTGGCACATCAAAATCAAACTTATGTGCCTTGGGTTGAGTTAGATATTCAACCAATTCATCAACTTTTATTTCCAATTCAGAAATATATTCGGAAACTTGTTCTTGAATTCTTTCTTGAATAGAAACTTTTGGTCGTTCAACTACTGTTGGTAAAATTTTGGCAGCAGTACCATCTCCAATCAGATTTTTAATATGGTTTTCTACCAGTTTCTTTTTAATATCTGGCAAATTAACGCCAATATTTGAAACGCGACAATAGCCACCAGCACATCTAAAATCAAAACTGACAGTGGACGCATTGTTCACTGCTTCTTGATCTGCTTTTGAATACTTGTTTTTCTTTAGGTATTCCAGAGTGGCTTTGCGGTAGTCTCGTTCTGACCAATTATAATTATACCAATTAAGTGCTTTCTGGATTTGCCAGATAAGTTCACTTTCATCGGTAATATTCATTGCTGCAATATTTGGCTCTCCACCAAGCAGCACCGATTCTACTGTATCACCCTTACCAATCGACTTGTAGCGTTTTTTGCTCATGCGTATAGTGTATCGAATTCAAAAGCAAAGTCAAGGTTTATAGAACACGAATACAGGCTCGTATTTGTGAAATCTACCGTTTACTTTACAGTAATTTTTACACTTGGGTAAACCATCTTCACCTACTCTGTTTTGTCCTGGCATATTTTCTAATGCCATCTTGAGTGTATATTTGTATTCCATTCCAAGAGATTCTAGAATTTTGCGAGAATCTTCTTCCAGAGGAAGGTAATCGCCGCTCACCAAAAGATCGGCAATATTCCATAAAAGGTATCTGTCGTGTTTTAAATACTTTACACAAGTTTCTAAAGTTGGACGGAGGAAACCATCGCGCCAAGAATCATATGAAGAAAACTTTTTGTATGATTGATTCTCATCTTCCGAATAGGCTTCTCTATTAAAATAAGGAGGAGAAGTAAATACTAAATCTAGTTTGCCTTCGTATTGTTGAAAATCTTCAAGTCCAGCAATAGTCTCAGAACCAGAAGAAAACATATGGTAACTATTAATAGATGAGAAGAAAGAATTTGCTCTATATGTTTTTGTATTATAAAAATCCGCAATAGCATGATATTTAGAAGGATAACCGTCGCATTGCCAATTTTCTGGATTAGGATCGGTTCCAACATAGTGAATATTCCTATCATCTCTTACAGACATTGCTCCTAAAATTCTTCCGGCCCAGCCGCTCGAAGGATCGTAAATAACAATACGATCTTGATTCTTACAGTGTTCGGTAAATCTTTCATACAAATACTTTGCAGTCATTGGGGGGAAATTGACTGCGGGTTGGATATAACCAATACGGAAAGATGCAAACCCCGCGGGGAATACTCTTCCACCTTTTTTGTATAAACGAATGGCATACAGTTTATCGTCTGGCAAGTTTTCGTGATCGAATGTCGAATAATGTCTATATGACATTTGTGGCTTCCATTTTTCAAACTGCTCTTTTGTCAGTTGAAGAATTTTAGACTGCTCAAGTTGGAAGTAACTTGTATTGGCTCCTTCACGAAGTTCCACCTGTTCCAACATAAAATCATAACCAACAAATACCGAAGGATTCGTAAAGAATGCTTCCATCCACTCATCCCCGCTGCCAACATCTACGATAGAATATTTCTTATCGTGCTTTATGGTGGACAAGGCGTGCTTGTAGAACGAGTCTCTACGCAGATGACGCATGGTGCCACGAATCATGCGTGGAAGGTATTTGTCGTCCGCAAACATATCATAAATTGAATGTCCAGTATCATTTGCAGAATAATTTATTCTGGTTTTAAACATATTTGAAAACCATTGATCGACTTCTACACCAATTCTGGATTTGTTTATAATGACATCATCGGGAACGGTTGACAGTTCATCTGAATGCGTGAATTCGTGTACTGGGTATTGACCCAATTGATTAAATTGATCTATGATATCTTTTTCGTCTTTTCCGGTTCGCGGAGGACAGCCGTATGTGTCCCACGAATTTAATATCGCTTTACGCATTTTGACAACCCACTGCTCAAACTCTTTTGGAGTCATGGCAAGCAAGTCCTCAAAAAATACATTTACATCAAGATTGTTTATTACGTGGTCATTACGCTCATAAAAGGGTTTCTTTCCCATTTGTATATCACTCCGGGAAGTTGTCCCCCCATCCAAGATATCTGTCCCACTTCCTGAAACTGGTGCTTCAGGTAAAACTTTTTTGCTCTTTCGTTGTTTGCTCTGACTGACAGCCATACATTTGTTCCTGCATATTGTAAGAATTTATTCAAAACTCTAGACGCGCTTCCATCTCCCTGAGTTGCTGCCGCTATTTGATGCAGCATGGTTTCGCCTTTCGGGACAACCAAGTTACCTAACTTGACATCCTTTTTATATAGGCTAAACGTGATTACAACATTATCTTGGAAAATGGTATTGTTTGCAACTATTTTCCTAGTGACATAATCTTGGCGTATATGTGGAAAATATTCCTTGTGTTGTTTGAATATCTCCATCACTTCTTTTAAATTGTCAATAGAAGCCAGTTTCATGCTATTTTACTGAAATTATTTCTCTTTACAAACACCAAATGATCTTCAAATTTATCCTGAAGAATTTCTTTAGACTTGTGGGAGATTACGTAAATATTGGTATTCTTATCAAGATCTTTGAGAATATTCAAGAACGCTTCCGTGGCAGAATCATCCAAACTACCATCAAGAACCTCGTCAAAGATCAATAGATTGCAGTTCAACGAATTCTTTAATTGAGCAATATATCTCCAAGCAAACAACAGAGCCAAGTCGATCTTGCGTTTTTCGCCTTCGCTAAAACTATCGTATGTAAAGATATCGCGGTGACGACTCTTGATTGTTTCTTCGAAAGAATCGCTCAATTCAAATTGCACAAAAAAGTCCATCTTGCCAAGATAGTTGTTAATTACCTTGTTCATAATTGGAAGATAGTGCTTAATGATCTTGCTCTTAATCCCAGTGTCTTTTAGAAGAATAGCAGCAACAGAATAGTATTGCAAATCATCTGAGAGTTCTTGTCTTTGTTCTGTTTCTTTCTTACCATCATCTACAATACTTTCCAACTTGGCATTTTCTGCGTCAAAATCCACGGTATTGTCTTTGTTCATTTCTTTTTGCAACTTACTAATATACTGATTGCAAGCAGAAATGGTATTATTCTTGCTTGAGATTTCTTTCTCAAGAGCAAGTATCTTCTTTCCAACTTCTCTATTTTGACTTAATTTTTCCTGCAAGTCTGTTATGACTACATCTAGTTTTTGAACTTCATCTGTAAACTTGGACTTGGATTGTTCAAGATCTCCGATAATACTTGTCTTGTGTTTTTCAGAAAGCGTTTGCTTGCACAATGTGCATTCTGTGTTCTTCTGATAGTATTCAATTTGCTTTTGAATCTTAGATGCTTGCTCTCTCATATGACTTTGACTATACGAGAGTTTGCCACATTCATCTTCGTCTGCATCCAGCCACTCTTTGTTTACTTCTTCAATTTGTTCTTGAATTTTTGCAATTTCTTTTTGTAAATCTTCTACCGTGGTCTGATTTTGTTCTATCTCCGAAACAATCTTATCTTTAGACTCTTTGCTTTTATCTTGTAGAACTTTAATGTGATTCTTTTGTGCTTTTGCTCGCTCCATCAGAATTGCAAGTCTATGCTCAATATCTTTGATGCTATCCTTTGCGGTTGCAATCTTACCCTTCAGCAGAGTGTTCATAACAGAGAACACATCTATATCCAACAGATATTCTACAATCGCTCTTCGCTCCGCGGCAGTTAAACGCATAAAAGGCACGTAGTTTGTGCTGCCCAAAATGACAACTTGGCAAAAAGACTTATGATTCATCTTTAGCACTTGTTCTTCTAACATCTTTTGGTAGTCTTTAGATTTAGAATCTTGGTTTACCAGATTACCGTCTTTATAGATTTCAAAAATCTTAGGTGCTAATCCACGAACTATTTTGTAATTAGCATTGCCGATGCCAAATTCAACTTCAACCCTACAGTCTTTTTGATTGATACTATTTGCTAATTGTGGAATGTTGATGTTTCTATATGGTTTACCAAATAATACAAAAGAAATAGCATCAAGAAAGGTTGTCTTTCCTGCACCATTTTCACCACTGATAAGAGTAGTTTTGTTTTTTGTAAGATTCAGTTCCGTAAAGTTATTTCCAGTCGATAGGAAATTCTTCCAGCGAATCTTTGTAAATGTAATCATAATTTAATGTTTGTGGGGTTTTATTCCACCAATTGTTTTTCTTCTACGCAAAGAAATACGTCTTTTTCTGAGTGCTCTTCCCCGTTTACTTTTTGATTTTCTTGCTGCTCGTCTTGCTCTTCTTCGCATTTTTGCGAGTTCTGAACTTTTTCTACGAACACACCGTCTTTGAATTTTCTTTTCGCCGGGTTTACATCTAAATATTACTTTTCTTTTGCCACCCCGAATTACTACTTTACGTTTTGCAACACCTTCGTCCAATAATATTTCTAAAGTAGAATTGGTAAATTCTTCTATTAATTCTTCAAAAGAATCATATACAACAAAACTATTTTGAGATAAATCAAAATCAAAATAATTTTCTTCTAGAAATAGTTCTACCATTCCCGTTTCTTCATCGGTATCAACCGTAATAATATTTTCTACTATAGTAATCATACTTGTATTGTATTTATACTGTTTACACCTTCGGTAAACCAAAATGGCGTATTACCGGTCTTCCATTTTGCAAACCTAGATTTTTCGTGAATATAATATTGACGATACGCTTCAACCGCATCTTGGTTTTTGTACTGATCCGGCATTGCTTGTGCAAATTGAGTCAGGGATACCCCGCGCAATTTAGTTGGGGTATTCACGAGAGTTTGCCGTACAAGATTTGTATAAGTATGATCTTTATTGTATCTTGTCTTATATTGATGTAGCAGTTCACTGGTATGTACCCACAACCATTGGTAGTTTGCAATACTTTCCCTTGTCCAAATTGTGCAAGGATGATTAACCATAGTGCAACGCAAAAATGCAGGAACACCAATCAAATTTGGTGCTTCATATGTGCTGAACTTCCTACCATTCTTTGCAACTCTAGTAATTTGTACACCATCAACTACATGATGTGCGGTTGACATTAATTGGCAAGACTCAACAATCATTTTCACAACGTGCTTATCGCACATCATAATTGCTGCATATTGAGGATCGTTATCTAGTACAAATATGTTCATGTTTCTTGTGAAGAAAGACTTTCAATATAAAGTTCATGAATAATCTTCTTGAGTTTTTCTTTATTCTGAACTTCCTGCATCCCATCAATTTCGTTGTTGATGATGGATACCGTATCCAATGATGCGTCAACTTTGTCTACCGAAAGTATATCACTGTTTTGCTCTTCTGCAACAGTCAAGTTAGCAACTTGTGCGCCATAAAGACTATCCATAAACCTATCAAAAATATATGGTTTTGTTTTACTCTCTACTATAATTTTTACAAATTTATTCTTATAATAAGTAAAGTCCGTTCCCATTGGATCGGATTCTTTATCATTGTAGCGAATTATATGAAACATTTGATTTTTGTTTGGTATGAATTCCATCACTCGGGTTTCTGTGTCAAAAACATGAAATCCCTTGCGTTCATTTACATCACCAAACGTAATTTGATAAGGTGTACCCAGATAAGTAATATTCTTATCGGTTTGTTTGCAATGAAAGTGTCCGGAGTAAACGTGTTCAAATTTATTGAACAAGGATGGATCTGTACCTTCTTCGTGCTTTACACCACGTAATACTTGATATCCAACAAACTCAAAATGACCAAGAACAAAATCCGCTGAATTATTTTTAATAAACTGCAAACACAGCTCGCTGTTTGCCTTGTTTAACCAAGGAACAAAAATAAAATCAACACCACCAAAATTTAATTTTGCTGGCGAAAAATCATAAATCTGGAAGTCTCCTTCAAACAATTCTCGAAGAGAGTTAATATCGTTAGTATTTCTGAAATAAGTATCGTGATTACCCGCAATACAATGCATTTCATAATTTCCGGCTTTCAATTTGTCAATAAACCTTTTACGCACTTGGTTTAAAGTGTGAAAATTAACAAACTTGCGACGATCCATAAGATCGCCCAAGTGAATAATTGTCTTAATATTGTTTTCTTCTAAGTATGGAAAGAATTGATTTTCAAAGAAATCCAAAAAATGATCTAAGAATAGAGGTGCATCGTTTCTTGCTCCGAAATGTGTGTCTGCCAAAAAAGCAATTTTCATTCCATTGGTCCTTTTCTTTTCTTTTTCTTTTTCTTTATTTTCTTTGGTTTTTCTTCATCCATCCTAATTAAATAAGTTTCTTCTTCTTCACTGATACCCATGTGTTTGAGATATTCAGACAAATCTCCCTTTGTATCAAGTGATTTTAAGTACTTGTATTTAATTAAGTTCTGTTTCTTTTCTTTTTGAATTCTACGCAAGAATGCATAATAAATTATTTGCGTAAAATATGAAAATGGATTGTTTGATTTTGTTGGATCAAAATTAGAACAATACATCAAACAATTCTCAACACCATCCCCTATCATATCATCTTTGAATTGATAATTCATGAAATTGGGTTTCTTTGCCAAGTTTTCCGCAATTTCCATAAAGCATTGACCAATATACGGAGTAACTGGTGGTATTGGTTCATCCATTTCTTTACATTCATTTACCTTTGTTTTCCATTCCACCATTTCATCAAAAAACTTTTTGTTGTTGATGTAATGTGATTTCTTTTGTATTTCTTCTACTATCTCTTCTGGTATTGGTTCTGTTACCAGGTCTTCAATCTTTTTCTTTTTCTTTTTCATTACAAACTCCGTATGCTTGTGCTGCGGTTATGATACACGATATAAAAAACAAATCAAGCAATTTTTAAAATTTTGCTTGACAGTTTTTTGTTTTCCAATATAATTCTCTGTGCCGGTGGATACCGGGCCGTTCAATATATTACTTGAGGTAATCTTTAGGATCTGGTGACCAGTCATCGGGATGATTTCCAAACCCCTGATTATCGGGGGTTTTATCATTTAATTCATCTTCCATCAATTCATCATCAAACTGATCATCATCCATATCATTAAAATCTGGTCCGTTTAGATTTATACCCTGTTGTTCTAGATACTCAACCATTCCTTTTACTACGTCTAAGGGAAGGTTTAAATTAAAATTAGCCATTCCTGGAGGTGGACCAATCATTGGTGGTTTTTGTTTACCAAAGGGCGGCATCGGTGGAAGTCCCGGAACTATGGGAGGATTAACTTTCGGAAATCCATCATCTTGACTATTTTGTTTCATTTTCTTGTATAGTTCTGGCATATCTTGTTTTATTTTTTCCATCTCGTAGCAATTTAATATAACAACATCCGGATACCATGATGCGGCAATAATATCTGTAGAAATTTCTATATCCTGAGTTACGCTATATTCTGCCCAATTTTTTAATAATAAGGCTTCATTTACGTTCATATTTTCATCAACTACTGGTACTGTTTTAAATAACATAGGACGATGCAAATTAACTTTATTGTCCGGTGTAACTTCTGAAACAGCAGCAATTATGCTATCTCCGGATTTAAGTTTTAAGATTTTGTATTCTTCCATATTATTCCTTTAATTGAATTAATATTTTTTTGTAGTCAAATTTTTCATGATCGTATATTTTTATTCTTTCTAGGAAGTGTCTCAATGTGTGATTTTGATGAGACTTCCAAGAAAGATCATCCGCTATATCGTAGAGTTTTGCTTTCTCTTTGAATTCGGATTTTCTCAATTGTCTACCAATACTCTGTAAAACTCTTATCCTGCTCTTGGATGGAGAAGAGAATACAATATTATGTAGTCTCCTAATTGATATACCAGTACTGAAAGTTCCGTAAGAAGCCACAATGATGGCGTTTTCTTCTTTTTCTACGATCTTACGGATAGTCTCTCTATCTCCCGCTTCAGTGCCTCCATGAACAAAGAAAACTTTCTTTTTGTTATTTTTAGATAATATTTCGTATAGTACTTTGCCATGTTTTTCTACAAATTGAAAAAGAATTAAAGTATTGCCTTTTAATGACTCTGAAAGATTGCAAATAAATTCATTACGTTTTTCATTTTGTACCAACCAATCAATCTCTTCAGCATATTTTAGTTTCTTACAACTTTGTCTAACATCTGTTGGATAGTTGAGAACTATGCAATCTATAGACAACTTTGAAAGCAAATCTTTGTCCATGAGTTCTTTTGTACTTGTGACTTTATGAACTCTTCCAAATAAACCTTCTATTACGAGTTTGTGTGTAAAAGTTCCATCCAAAGTACCAGTTGTTCCTATGCGATACGGACAACTTGTAAGTTTGGTCATTATTGCTGTTAATGATTTTGATTTGAACAAATGGCATTCGTCACCAATTACAACTTCGAATTCGTCGAAGAATGTTTTTGGCATTTTATAAATGCTTTGCCATGTTGAAATTACTATCTGTTTATCTGTTTCTTTTTCTTCTCCACCGTGAATTTTGTGACAGTAATTTCTGAGTTTCCACGCAGAAGATTTTGAATATTCAAAAAAATCTGAATACATCTGTGTTACAAGAGATATAGTTGGAACAACAATCAGTATTTTTTTATTTGATTTAATCCTGTCCAAATAGTATCGAACCAGAGTGTAAATAATTAAACTCTTGCCTGAACCTGTAGGAGATAATAAAAGACATCTATCATTGTTTATAGCATGACAGATGCCTTCAATTTGATGTTCGTGTAATTGATAAGGTATTTTTAAAGTTTTACCAAACTCTACAACTTCTTCAGGAGTGATCCAATTCTTTTTTGCATGTTGGTATCTCTCAATGCTATACGATCTATCCTTGGCAAATTGGATGATGTAGTCTTCCAATCCAGCATAGATTTCTTGCTTGTAGAGGTTGTACAGTTTGATTTGACCATCCCACATTTTATTCCGAAATGCAGGCATGAATTTATGACCAGGTACTTTAAATGTGAAAAATTCGGAAAGTTCTTTTGCGTACCCTTTTTCACATTTTACCTTGATATAAACTGAATCAACTGGTTCAATAATTAAGTCACTCATCCTAGTATTTAGGAATTATGTAACCCCATTTATAAACTTGCGCCAAGTAATGGCATCGCGGATATGGTATTGTCTATTGGAAATCATCTTAATGATGGATTCCAAGTAAAGAACTTTTTCCTCTTGCACAAATACTCTATCTTTTTTTTGTATTAAATCTGCGTCAGATTCCATGTATAATTCGATATCTTGTTTTAAGATACGCAATTCAAATGGTTGCCAATTAAGTTCTTTTAATTGTTCTTCCGACATTTTGCCGGTATAGTATTCCCATTTAAGTTTAATAAGAGAACTTAATTCGTTTTTCCACTTACGCAGTACCAATTTTTCATCATATAAAAGGTTTAAGTATTTACCATGTAACTGAGGAATACGGAGAGATTCTGTATCCAAATCAGTTTCATTGAATTTTAAATCGGCTTCCGCCATCTTTTTAATATCATCAAATAACATAAAATCTCCTTTGTGGAGTATATCACATTTTTAACAAACTGCAATTAAATGTTTTGTCGTAGGGTTTCTACTGTAAAACCACTATAAGCAAAAGTCACACCAGCAATTGCGGGATTGATATCACTTACAGTACTGTCTAAATCTAATCCAGATATTGCCAATGGGAAACAATCACGATATGTAAAATGCAGCAATCCGAGAGACTTGCTGTTCATTACTATTATTGAAATATCAGAAAATCTTTCCGTTTCTTTAACTTGATTATTGAATGTATCAATTGGAGTTATAGTTTTAAGCCAATTATACAGTTCTAACCAATTTGACATATCTTCGTTTACTATGAATTTAACATTCAAATCATCATGTGTTACCTTGCCGGGTGTTCTCTTTATATCTGTTGCAAATGGACTGGGTTGCGATATGGCGCTAGATTGGATTCCTGGCAAATTAATAGATTGACAAAAATAAACTATGTGTGGTGTTCGGTGCAATACCATTTTGTATTCGTTCAACTGCATTGGGTTGATCGACTTTGGCTGTCTTTGTATTGCGTTGGTTACTAAGTTGCTCATAATAGTATCTATAAAACGAATAAGGGGTTCCTTTCGGAACCCCCTATCGAAGTGTTGTTATTTAATTATTAAGCTCCACCACCGTATGAGGCATCGTTGCCGTGGAGGTTAGTTACCTTGAAGATGCGGTAGTATTGATTGCGTCTGCGAGTCAATGTTTCGGCATCTGGGAGGCTACTTGCGTTGAGAACATATGGGTTGCTTACCATACCATAACGGGTCTTGAAACCAATCTTTGGTTGGAAGGAACCTGTATCAACGGCTCTTACCATTTGCAATGGAACGTATGGGCAGTAGAAGAGACCAGCGTCATATGGACTTGTTCCCTTATAACCTACGCATACGAAGTTGATTGGTGAGAACGTTTCTGTGTGGGTTGGCATTGAGTATGGATCAATGTAAACCTTTACGCGACCACCGTGGAGTGTACCAGCAAAGGTGTTACCATTAACGTCTGTGTTAAGAGCACCACTGAAGGCTGGGGAGAAGTCGAGCAAACCACTCATACTGAGAGCAGCAGCAACGTCTGGGCTGACGATTACGAAGTTACCCTTACCACGACGAGTTTCTGCACCGACTACGTTGCATTCTCTTTCGATTTGGAAGGTCAAACCACGGAACTTTTCAGCACTCCAACGACCATCGGAGTCTAGTTCGAGATCGTATATACCACCGCCACCGTTGCCATTTAAGCCCTTACCAGAACCCTTACCATTGAGGTCTGATTGTTGGCAACCCAACTTAGCGACTTCATAAACTTGGCGAACCAATTCGCGGTTGATTTCAAACATAATTTCAGTTGAAAGAATGTTAGCCAACTCTGTCTCAGCGTCAAGTCCGTGAACAGCCTTGAGGTCTTGAGCGAGTTCGGTTGTGTATTCTGCCTTGAGGGCGCGTGTCTTGGCTGTAACGGCTGTCTTTTCGATTGTGAAAGACATTTCGTTAAATTGACCAGCACCAGCGGCACCTGATCCGAGTTTTTCACCCTTGGCAGTTGTCATACCAACACCGGCTTCAAATGCAGCATCAGAACCGCCTTCGTCGTCAGCAAAAATGTCATCCATTTCACCAGCATGACCGGTTTCACCAGAATGACTTGTGTTTGCTTCCTTGAACAAGGCTTCGTTTGAGTTGTCTGGACGAGAACCAAATCCAGAACCAGCACCATACTTTGTCTTCATTGCGAAGATCAAGCCGGTTGGGCCATTCATTGGTTGAACACCAGCAATATCATAAGCCATCAAATTTGGCATGGCGCGACGAACCAAACTGATCATAATTGGATCAAAGGCGTCGATACCTGTACCAGTTGTTTGTGTTGCACCAGCACTGGAGAAACCACCGATGGTTCCTAAGCCTGTTCCTGCTACACCTTGATAGTTTTCGCGGAGAGCGCGCTCTTGATTTTCCAAGAGAATTGTTGTAACAGTCTTCTTATAACTGTCCTTGATCTCTGGAAGAGCCTTGTGCTCGATGATTGGTTGCCACTTTTTGCGGGCAGATTCTGTTAACATTTGACGATTAGGGTCCATTTTTCTTTGCTCCTTTAAACCTTTTTGTCTAGTTTATTTATAATTTCTTGATTTTTGAATTAAGAATTTAGGGTTCTGTTGATTGTTTTTGAATAAAGTTCCATTAATGGTGAAAGTTCTTTTTGTTGATCTTCTTCAGAAGGTTCATCTGAAACTTTTTCCAATAATGTTACTTGTTCATTGACTTTAGTTGATTTTGTTGTGTTTTTACCATTAGAAACAACTCCTTCTACCAAATTCTTTACTTTGGAACGGAAGTCATCTTCACCAGCAAACTCAAGATTTTCTGCAATTTCTCTGGCTTTTTCTGCTTGTAGAACAGTCAAACCACGAGTTTCTTCGGCAAAAACTCTTTGTGCGGTCAACAAACTAATTTCTTTTGTCAATTCAACATTCTTTTCGAGTTCTTCATTGATTCTTCCCTCAAGAGTTTCTACTGCTTGAGTTAATTCTTCGAAAAGATCTACTTTATCTTCTGGTACTTCAACATAAGATTCAGCAAAAAGATTCTTCAAACCTTTGATAAAATCTTCTGCAATTTCTGTACGAAGACCGTTTTCAATTGCTACAGCATTTTCTTTTGCCCACTCTTGAACAACGTAAGCCAAGTAATTGTCTAATTGTTCTGTAAGAGCAGACTTAACTGTTTCAACTTCTTCAACCAACTTTTCTTCAAATTGTTCTACTAAAGCCTCTGTAATTTTTTCTACTTTTGCTGCAACAGCGGCTTCATAAATTGAAGAAGCATTCTTTACGAATTCTTCTGAAAGTTCTTGTGAACCAAAGATAGCAGAAATATCGTTATTGACTTGTTCTGCTGTCATTTTTGGCATTTGTGGAGAACTAAAAGACGGCTTCATGTTGAGAGAAGCAGCGAGAGCTCCTGGATTTCCACCAGTTGGTTGTGTAATTTGTTCACCACCACCATGTGCGTCTTTTGTTCCACCACCAAGAGCATCATGTGCAACTTCACTACTCTTTGATGCTTGTGGTAATTGTCCTTTTAAAGAAATAGAAGCGGCGGCAGATGATGTTGAACCCTTAACAGCATTTCCAACAGCTTTTGCTACTGGAGCCTTATCTTCTGGTTCTTCTTCACCTTCTTCTTCGTTTTCTTCGCCTTCTTCTTCTTCACCGGCTTCTTCTTCCTCACCGGCTTCTTCTTCACCTTCTTCTTCCTCGTCTTTTTCTTTTTCTTCGACGAGTTCGTATGTATTGAATAAATCTTTTACGATTTCTTCGGCAATTTTCTTAGGGTCCATTTGTTAAATCTCCTTGATTTGTCGCTCAGTTATTTATATATTTCACATTTTAGATAAGAAATCGCGGAATACGTTTAATTTTGCCTCTTCCAAGTTTCTTGATCCTGCTTTTTCGATTTGTTTTTTGTAATTTTCAATAATTGCTGGTTTGAATACCCCATTATCCCAAACCCATTCCTTACCTTCCATGATACCGTTTACAAAAGCATTTGGCGCAGAAGGATCAGCAACTACATCGACAGCGGCGAGCATAAAGTCTCCTTGAACTACATTTACTCCGTTGCGCTCGACCAAAGAACCCATACCCCGAGTAGATACTCCAAGTTTGGCTCCTTCATCTATTAAATTTTGTACAATTCTACCATATGGTGTGTCCATGATTTTTGCATTACCCATTACTTGGTTGCCTTCCATGTGAAGGTCTTTAATCATGTGACATACGCGCTCAAGGTTAACTGTTGGACCTTCTGGGTGTCCAAGTTCACCTAATCCGCGACTATTTTTAACAAAATTTTCATTATAAACGTTTACTGCGGCTTCAAGAATAGGACGATCATATTCTCTGTTGTTTCTATTTATTACATTTGATTCAGCAAAAACGCCACGAATATAATATGCTCTTTTACCACCTTCGGCGGCTTCTGTGACATATTGAATGTCTTGTTGTCTTGTTTCTGTGATTAGTTTCATTGATTATCCCTTTTTCTTGCAGCGTTTTACACAATCTTCGAATGCATTATGATATTCATTACCACCTTTTCCATGAACATTTTTCTCATGACATTTTTCAAAACAATCATCTTCTACTTCGCCTTCAGGATACGCATATCCTTCATTTGTTGATTTTTTAGCATTCTTTTGAGCAAGAGCAATAATATCACCTCTTGTGATCTTATTATGTGGTGCTCTTACTGCTGCCAATTGTTCTTTTGATAGTTTCTTTTTTTCTTCTTGAACTTCTTCTGGTTGTTCATTCATCATTGAAGCAGCAAGTTCTTGCTTCGCATTTTGCATATATTCCCCTGCTTTTGCGTATAAAGCAGTCCGAACTTCATTGCGGAATTTTTCAATATTGTTATCAAATAAATGATCTATCATGTTTTCTTTTGACATATTTGTACCTCTGTTTTATTTATAAAATCAATTAACTGTATTATTGGGGTTCTACAGGACTTATTTTTATTTGTAAATCCGTTGTTGCAAATGCTGGCATATCAAAATTTTCATTATCATTATCTCCGCAACCAAATAAAGTTAGGTTTTTACCAAGTGGTGGTAGCACATATTCTCCATTAATTTTAGGAGTTCTGCACATATAAGCATATGTTGCATTACCATCACCAGAATTGCACAATTCATACTGCAAAACACCATCCGGTGGTAGAGGGAATACCGAATATATTTCGTGTAAAGGTCTACTGGTATGCAAACAACTATGTGAATAATATGGATGATGACATGTTTGATTTATTTCAATTTGTTCTTGTGCAGTTGTTATATCTTTTTTATTTGTTCTTCCATATCCAGGTGGGTTCTTTTTATAAAGATGATCATTTGGTAATTTTTCAACCAATCCCCACTTCCAAGCCAAATAACCTTCTACTTTTTGTATATTTTCGGGAAGTAAATTTCCATTGTGAACTATTATTTCATATAATTGAAATTTAAGTTTATTAAAACCATCAGTTTCTTGACCCAACGACCATAGTGAAGAAACTCCTGATTTATAAACACTTACTGAATTTGGTGAAAAATTTATTCTTGTACCATTTAAAGAATTTTCTAAAGTAGGTTCAGGATATTGATTTCCGGTTACTCTATTAAATAGAGTTTTGGTTACCGATAATATATTGCCTTCATTTACGTTTGGAGATCCTGCATTGTTTGGTGTTACTCTAAGATTACCTACCGATTCATTTCCAAAAATAGCACCAGAAGAGTTTAATCCAGGTAATGGTTTATATGCAACAAATATTGACCAAGTACTATTTACACCACTTGATATTGGGCTAAATACTCCCTGAGATATTAAACCATGATCTAAACCATCAAATTCTATAACGCTTTTATTGTTTTGTCCATTAATTATGAATTTTGGTTTAGCATTAGAATTTAAAGGTATTGAATCTCTTACATTGGTAGAAAAATATGTATTTTTGTTTTTTAATTTAGTAACAGAAGACGAAGCATCAATATCAACATATTTTGTGTCCGAAGCGTCATACCATAAAGTTAATCCCGATTCACCAAGTAAATCTGGTTCCCAAAGTTGTCTAAATTGAATTGTATCGGCTTGAGGTATTTTGAATATACTGTAATAAATATCCCAGGCCTGGTCACCGTCTGCTACCCATTTTACATTCTCCAATCGTCCTGGTTTTGAATCTGTATAACCAACAAATTTATCATAAGGTTTACACCAATTAGGTCTAGTATCGGCCGGTTCACCGGTGTTACTATCTGGTCCTGAACTGTTTTGATTTCTCCACTCTTCACATGTTAATGTACATGATGAATTTGGTTCACCACAACCAAAAAACTCGGCAAGTTCTACACAACACGGACTCCATTCAACTTGAATACAATGTGGTTCCAGGTCAGAAACAATTGCACAACAAGAAGGATCACTACAACCCGGATTTGTGGAACAAGTAACACAGTCTTGACTATCAGGATTACCACAAATTGGTGTTGGACAATTACAAGCCGCCAAGTTTTGTGCCCTAAAAGCACACTGACTATCCCAACTAATACAACAAAGTGGATCAGCACTACAAACTGCTTGCTCGCACGCGCTGTTTACTGGACATCCGGGTTCAAAACTAGTAACACAACAAGCACTTTCATAACATTCTGGATGTGGTGTACAGCAAAATCTAGAATCGTAACATTTATCATTTCCAAAACAAGGTTTTTTGCAATTAGGATGCAGATAAGTGTTAGATTTACTGGCAATATTTGGTTTATAAATTCCGTAAGGTAATCCTAAATTTCCTCCAGACAAATTTACAGTTTCTTCTAAATTGTTTTGTTTCATTGGTGAAGAAATAAACAATTCAGATGTAATTGGCAAAATTGGATTTAATGTATAGTTTGAGTCTATAAATTCTTTTGCATGTGGTGCAAAATTTATATAAGAGTCGGGAACTGGAGTGGTTTCAAATATAGATTGAGTCCATTCATCCGTTTTTGTTGTCAATAAATATTGTATTCTTTGTGCTGTTGTGCTTCTATTTGAATTTTTAAAATCTTCTAAATCCAGCAAAAAATGATTAAGTGTTGACCCACCCTGGGATTCAAATCCATACCATTCATTCCATAAAAAACTTGAACCACAATTTGCACTATCACTAAAACTACCAAATGGTCCCGCGTATTTTACGCTATTTTGAGGACCAATAAATTTCATGCTAGTAAATCTTTTGTCTTTTCTTTGCCATTCTAAAAGTGTATGTGCGCCAGATGGTGTTGTGTCGCCGTTTCTGAAAAAGTAATCAATTAAACCCATATCTCTTGCCCAATACGGGTTTTGGTTTATGTCAGAAAACCATCGACCGCACAATTCTAAAGGAGATTTATTATTAAATGTAGAATATCCAAATGGTTCTATCCATTCCGTGTTATATGCTTTTACTGGTTGTATTATGATGTCGGCAAACCAACTTAAACCAGAATATTTTATTGGAAAACTATCTTCTACATCCAAATATGCTTCTAAGCAATCAAAATCTCCTCCTTGTGCCGTTGGTTTGCACTCATCACATATAGCTTCGGCTAAAGCCACACACGCACCGTCAAAGACTGTTCTGCAAAATGTATCTCCAGTGCCGGGTGTTAGTTCTCTCAGTCCGGTTGTGTATTCAAATATTTTTGGTAAACAACCCGGTACATATGCATTTGGTTCATTATTGGAATAAGAACCGTTCCAATTTGCTCCCAACCCATTACCAAGTTGTCCTACGCTATTATCACCATAACGCCAAAGTAATTCAACATATCTGCCAGTTATCCCATCTAGATCATTTACATCTTGTATACCCGGCAAAGTTTGAAAAATAGTAAAATTGTCACCACAACTAATGTGTGTATTATAAAAGCCATTTGGATCTCTTGCTAAAAAATTACCATTTGTAAGAGATCCACAATCTAATTTTGTCATGACCGAAAAATTTACACTATATGGTGATATTCTTCTGTCCCCAACATTCGTTCCGGGACCATTGTAATAACAAGTAACAACGGTATGAGTTTTCCCACAACCCACAGATTCAAATGAGCGATTTTCCGCCGGCGGAAGTATCTCAACGGGAGATAGTTCATTTTGTTCTCCGTCTGTATTCGGTGGTGTGTCTGCGCCAATTTGTCCTTCTAGATTTCTTCCCCACATCCAAAGATTTGTATTTGATGGTGTTGGTAGTGCAGCCACTCCATGAAGAAATGCCAATAAAGCAGTATGATAACCACCACACTCAATTCTAGAACCATAATAAAATCTTGGAATATTTGATCCCGGTCTTGGATCAATATAATTTGGATCTGATGTGAATGTTACTTTTTGTGGTGTATTAAATTGTATAGATGAAGAATTTACACCAACTTGTCCATATTCATTGTTTCCCCAACAATATACACCTTCATTTTGTGTAGAAAAAACACCTATTGCAGCACTATGATATAAACCACAACTTATGGCTTTTGCTGTTAAAGAAGTAATTTTCTTAGGAGTTAAAACATTTTCAGAACCAGAATAACCTAATTGACCAAACAAATTACTACCCCAACTCCAAACTTGTCCTTCTGTAAATTCACCACCAAAACGAATCGCAATAGTATGTTCCAATCCAGAAGCAACAGTATTAAAAGATTCACCAACCTTAACTGGTTCAGATTTGTCTAGTATATCACCTATTCCGAGTTGTCCTTTATTGTTTTTTCCCCACGCCCATAAAGATCCATCTCTTTTTATTGCAAAACTACTAAAAGAACCACAAGCAACTGATGCCCATTCTCTACTTGTTCCTACTTGAACTGGAAGAGAAGCAAAACCGCCTGTAGTTCCATCTCCCAATTGTCCAAAACTATTGTCTCCCCATGCCCATAAAGATCCATCTTTTTTTATTGCAAGTGTGTGTTTTTCACCAGAAGATATTTGTTTTTTTGGTCTAGAGGGTTCAATACCATCATTTTTAAATTGTAGTGGTACGTCATTAACTCCGTAGGCTCCGGGGCAATAACCAAGTTCTATGCATTTATTTTTATTATCGTGTTTTAATTTATAAAATTTCTTTTCTCTTGGACCACCAGCAGTTTCTGGAATATTGATTTTTTCTGTAGTAATTTTTGTAGTACTTACAATATCAAGAGTATTAAAATTGTTGAAAGTGTTTACATGCTTACTGACTGTTTTTATTGGTGCAACATATATGCCAACAATTTCATAATCCAGATCAAATGAAGTTTGATCGCCCACTTCTGAATCTTGTCCTTCTTGTGGATTTCTCAGTGTTACTTTATAAGTTTGGTTTCTCGAAATAGAGAATGTTTGTCTTTGTCCGGGTGGAAAATACTTAAAATATTCTTTTGTACGAGTGCCGTCGCTCAAAACCAATCTTGGCACAATTTCATTAACACTAATTGAATCGTCCCCAGTTCTAAATCGGTTTATTGATACATGACTAAACGGTTGACAAGGAACATCAAAATTTGCGGATATTGCAGGAAAAAGATATGATGCTTTTCCAGTAAATTCAAATTTTATGTTTTCTGGTAATTGTTCTTCAGGTAAATCGGGACAGTCGTTATAGTTTTCGCAACTACTACAACCGCAGCATTGTTTTGTTGTAACATTAGTTAGCATAGTAATATTTTATGGTGTTGGTGCGGTGCAACCACCGATTACGGCATTTGGTGCAGCAAAATAAAATCTTCCAAATCTATCTATTCTAATATCTACCATAGTTCCAAATGGAACGTGACCAAAATAAAAATCTGGTGAATTTTGTAATTTAAATCCTTCAGTTACGACCGTGCTTACTAAACCCGGTACTGGAACGGAATTACCAGTTAACTTTATAGCATATGATGGCATATTGCTGGTTTCATATAAATTATATGCATATATTTCCGTTATTACTTCTTTTAAATTATTTACACCAAACGAATCAAATCCTGGTCTATTGCTCCAAGAAAACAAACAATCTGGAAAAAGTCCAGTATCTTGTCCTGCACAAAAACTAGACTCTCCCAATTCTATAGTGTACTTCCACATTGAATGTGCTGGATCAATAATTGAAGCACCAGTAATCATTCCCCTAAATCCTTTTTCTAAATGGTTTTTGTGGTTAATAAAATACTGTTTTTGCCCATCAGCATTTACACCCATGTATAAAGGTACAACTATTCCTTCCGTGCCCGTTTGAGAAAGAAGTATTGTTTGTCCTACTCCAGTAGGAAGATCGAAAGGAAGCAATACTCCTGATATTGGGTCCGGACCAGGTTGATTTGGAGTAAAAGCAGGAATTGTTGAATTGTATTGAGAATCAAAATTTAAAGAATCGTTTTCGGCTAAATTTAAAACTTTAATAATATCCGTAGAAAATGCAAATCTAGATGGTAAAGGTTCTTGATTTGCACCAGTTCCAGGATATAAACAATTATTGCTTATTGTGTATCTTGACGGATGACCATAATATACCCAACGTTTTGCACTATCCGGATATGGTTCACCCGGCATAGTTCCTGAATCAGTACTTCCTACTGCAAATATTTTTATAAAACCAATGTTTTTTACATTAAATACACCACTTATAGTAGAACCACTTGAACTTTTTTGAATACTTAAATCACAACCAATACCTGGATCTAATCTTAATGATGAAACGTTTCCTTGAACTTGACCGCCAGGAAATAGTGCTTGATTGTTGCAGTCAGAACAAGCAGTTATTGTTCCTCCGTGTATAGTGGAACAAGAACCAGATGTACCAAAAGTTAAATTTACTTCATTGTCTCCACCACCGCCACCACCATATATTGGAAACACAAAACTTAATTGTTGTGTTTGACATGGTGTGCCATCTACAGGTGCAGTTATTGAAACTGTAGGTGCTCCGGCGGGATCTAAATCAGGATCAGCAGTGACAGAACCAATTTCTATTCTTGTGCATTTTCCGTCTGCTCCGGGAAGACCTTGTTCTCCTGGTGCCCCCGGTGGTCCTTGCGGTCCTTGTCCACCACCACATTCATCCGGCGGTGGCACAACAAAGTTTTGTTCACAATCTAATAATTTTGTTTGACACGATTCAAAATCACTACCAGATATATTTGATAAATTATTATCAAGAAGTTTTGCGGCCGAGTAAGTTAACTTTGGATTATATAAAATAATTGTAGAACCTTCAAACCCTATTTGTTTTGGTTCAAAAATTCCAACAAATATTTTAAAAGAAGTTGATGACATTTTATTTTGTTACATTGGGTGTATAGTTTGCGGTTCCCTGTAAAACTCTTATGACATATGATGTTCTTGTAGAAGAACTAGCAGGTCCTAAACGATATCTAAATTCCATATCGTAAACATATTTTCCTCTAATTTCTCCTGAAGGATAACTACTCATTATTAAGTTATTATTTGAATTTGGAGTAGCAGTTCCGGGTGGAGGAAGAACTCCACCTGTTCCTGGCACAGAAGCAGCAGAACTTGTATTTAATTGTAATAATTTAAAAAATATAGAAGTTGATGCACCGCAAAGGTTTTCTCCACTAGAACAACTACTTTCATAATAAGTGTTTGTTCCCAAACTTGTAAAACTTGAAGAATTGGGATTACTTGCATATCTTCCCCACCTTGCACATCCACATGCTTTGACTTGTTCTCCTTGGGTGTTTACTCCAGTTTTCACTCGCATGGAAATTCTTAAAAACTCTCCGGCATCTACTGTTGTTTCTGCATTTGAATTTTTTAACCAACCAAACGCATCATCTATATTTGGATATAATAATTTTATTTCATCTGGTATATCAAAATTATAAGAACCATTTGAGTAAAAATCTTGATCAAAATTTGGTATAAATTTAAACAGATTTCCCGTTGTACTGTTAATTATTTTAAATCCTGCAACAAAATTTGTATTTTCTTCTAAATTAAATTCATAATAGGCTGCTGGCATCGTAATCGACTCCTCCTTGCGATGGTTGTTGAGGCGATGCCCCAGTTTCTTGACCAGATGAAGCACTTGGAGAACTTTGTCCACCCATTGCTCCCATAGTTTGTGTAGCTAATTGTTCTGCACGCATCTGTTCTTCCATTTGCTTTTGTTCTTGCAACATTTTTTCTAATTCAATTTCAGAATCAATGTCTTGAATATCTTCATCTGTTTGACGCAAAATATTCTTACGAATCCATCTTTCGGAGAAATATTTACCCGCATAATCAGATACTTCACGAAGAACAGCCATTCTGTCTTTCAATACTTCTGTTTGCTTGGACTCCAAGAATATTGAGTCGGTTGAATAATCGAATTTAATATGTTGACAAATTTTTTCCCATTCGTCAATATCTACTATTCCTTTGGCAACAAGTTGAGTCTTCAAGAAACTCAAGAACAATTCGGAGAATCTTAAACGAAGTCTGCTGATGAATTTGGCAAATTTAAGTTCATCTCTGCTAATATCGGCAGCACGACCCATATTAAAACCATTATCTGCCTCTAAACGAGAAACAGGGATGTTCAAACTGCGGAACAATCTCTTTTGGAAATACTTAACATCTTCCATTTCTCCCAAGTTTTGACCACCCGGCAATGTCTGTATTTCTGTTCCTTTACCACCTTCGCGTCTTGGAAGCCAATAATCTTCCAACATGCTCATGTGTTTACGATCATCTCGTATTTCACCTGTTGTTGCATCATAAGTTATCTTATTACGATAACGCAACATAATGTCACGGAGGTATTGTTCTGCTTTATTCTTTGGAAGAGAACCAACATCAATGTAGAATATTCTGCGTTCTGGTGCTCTTGACCAACGATAAATTACCGTAGCGTCTTCTACCATTCTTAATTGATTTAATGGTTTAATTGCTTTGTGCAAATAACTTACGACTCTTTTTGAACCGTAATCATACAAACCGGAATGACAATAATTTACTGAATCTGGGGATAATTTAATTCCCTGAGTAGTGTCGTACATATTAAACCGCTCTTGAACAGTATACAAATAATACTCTTCAATGCCGTCTATTACATCTACTCCATTTACTTTGTCTTTTTTCTTTAATTCTCTTACCTTTTTAATTCTAAGAGGATCAATTTGTCTAATTTCCTTAATACCTTGTCTTACATCGTCTTCCAATATCATGTGATAATAAAGACGACCATCTATGTACCAACGTCGAGCAATGTCGTAACATTTTCGATTAAAATCCAGCAAATAAATTATGTGCTGAAATTCTTCGTACATTAATTTTTTAACTTCTTCTGGTATTATTTCATTTGGTACTTTGTCTACATTTAATTTTACAATTCTACCCGAAGCATCTTCTGTTATCATATCATTGATAACGTCATCTATAGCCATTTCTACTTCGGCGTGTAGACTCATTTCCCGATACTTTTTTACAAGATCTACGTCAGATTTAACAGTACCGTCTAAATCGACATACCATCCTTGAAAACCACCAGCTTGAACGAAGGAAGCCCCATCGTCCATTGCTGGCGGTATCACGGAAGGTGTTTGCTGCTGCTGCTCTTTAGTTTTACCAAATGTAAAACCGAATAAATCGAATGCCATTATAAAACTCCTTCACTAGTATATAGTTCTATTTTATGGTAGAATTCTACCGGCTGAACTGGCCAAAGATGTACCAGCAGAACCAGACGTATTTGTATTTACTTGGAAGTAGTGATACTTCAAACTTACAGTAAATTCAACTAAAGCATCTTGGTTGTCGTGGGACAAATCTACGGCTGACACATCGCTGCACCATGCTCTTTGCAAGTGATATTGACGTATTGGAGCATGTGTACGATCCAATTGTGAAAGAGTCACTACTGCGTTAAAAGCATTAGGAGTTGGCAAAAGTCCTTGATTGTCAAAATGACGATTCCAAACGTGGTTCCATTCTTCAAAGAAGTGACGAATACGCATATTAGTACCGTCACTCAATATTGTTAATTGAACATCGTTGTAAACTCTATCACCGGGGAATTTATAAATTCTTCCCATGTGATTAACAGGTATTTCTCCAACGGTAGTTTCTGGCAATTGAATTGCCTTTACGTGTACAAATTGATCTTCAAAACTAAGAGGAGTTACACCTTGTGGCAAACCAGTGATCTGTATTTGAAACAGATTTGATCTTGCGCCGCCGTCAAAGTTAGAAGTAAATGTTGAAATATTAAATGCCATTTTTCTTTAGCTCCCTCTTTATGCTCCAACTACTTCTTCAAAACTCAAACCAGATGGTGTGGCAATGAAGTTAAGTTGAATGAAGTTGATTGATTTGTTTGGTTTGATGTAGATGTCTGCTACGAAGTTATTTGAGTCAATAACTTGTGAAGTGTTGTTTGTTTCATCACATACTACACGGAAATCAGTGATACCTCTTCTTCCAAGAACATTTCTGAGGAATGGAGTTACCAAATTTACAAATTGTGCTCTGGTGAACTCATCATTAAATTCAAAGAGTTGGAATCTTGCGGCTGTTGCAATTGATTTTTCCAAAATGATGAACAATCTACGAACATTGATTCTGTCGAACGCAGAAGGTCTTGTAAGTAGTGTCTTGTCACCAAAGAGGACAGGACCACTGCCTGGGAAAGCAACTACTGGATTAATACCGACTCTATACAATTCATCTCTTTGTGTTTTGTTTGGATTGAATGGCAACTTAATTACTCTATTAATATTACCACGATTTAATCCTGCTGGTGAGAACCAAGGATCATTGGTTTCATCAGTTCTTGCACAAAGTCCTGCAATATCGGCGTTAAGAGGAATATAAACATATTCATCGTTGTAATTATCATATTGCAATTTGTAACCAGTATCGGCTACACCATAAGAAGAAGAATCTCCATTGGTTCTGAATGCAATTATGTCGCTTAAATAAGCAGTTGGTGTTTGGTTGAATCCGCTTGTTGGAACTGGCGAAGCAAATGCAACTACGTCTTTTCTTGCTTCAGCAATTTCGATTACGCGATAAGCCGCCGTTTTACCAAGAGGTCCTGTAATAAACATGGAAACGTCAATAATTTCCGGATCTCCCATATATGTGTTATATGCTTCAGCAATATCGTTGTCGTTTGGAGTAGTTCCTACTAAACCACCATCCAAATTAGATACGTGTATTTTTTGTGATCCCGTACCAATTAATGCATATGCGGTGGTTGTAGTTGTTGCAGCCGTACCCCAAGCAGTCCCTGAAGTAACAGATACAGCAGCATTACTTGCATGTTGATCGACTTGAGCATTGTCCAAGTGATTTAATGACCAAACATATTGAGATTGATTATTTATTACGTCTTTATAATAATTGGATGTACCATTTTGGTTTACAGCATTAGATGCTTTGGAAACATATGCATATTTTTCAAGAATGGTTCCTGGAGTTCCAGAAATTTTACCATCTTTGTCTATTACAAGAACGTGAAGTTCGTCCTTAATTTCTGCACCAGTTAATGCTTCTGCCCAAGGTGATGTGCCTGGAAGACCATCAAAGAAACCAATGTAATCTACGTATTGATCTGCATTACCATCTGTATTGGCTTCATATGTTGCGGTAGCATAATAGTCAAGAACAACTACTTTTACGCTGTTACCCAGTTCGCCCGGATACTTTGCTGCCCATGCACCGTCTGTTAACCCTGCTGGAGAAGTGTAGGTTCTAAAAGAAGACAAACTGCATAAATCTTCCCCATTAATTGCAGTGGTTCCAGAAGTTGCTGTTTTTGAGCCACCACCAGAATTAATGAATCTTACTACCTTTAAATTGTTTCCGTATGAAAGGAAATTGGCAGCAGACCACCACCATCTGTTATATTTTGTAGCATCTGTCATTGAACCCGATGCTTTGGCTGGCTTATAAAAAATTTCAGCCAATTCTTTTTCGTTTGCTATGGTTACTGGTTCATTACCTGGTCCCCATTGGAACAAACCAACCATACCAGCGGGAGTTGTGGCTATTGCTGGTACTAAAAGTGTTATATCTTTCTCGGTGACATTTACGCCTGGACTTATTTGAATTGCCATTGTTTCTCCTTCTAGACGCCTTATTTCTGTAATTAGAAAATACTATTTGCTAGGAATATGTATAATTTTATGTCATTTCATAAATTATAGAATAGTATCTCCAAAATTTACGCCAAATTCGTCATTTTCACCATCATCTACCCCACTCAAGAATCCAAATGGCATTACTTCTTCTTCAATTGCGTCTAATTGTTTTTGGAAAAGTGTTTTTCTAATATCCAAGTCCGTCAAGTCCTTAAAGTAATTTTGAGTACTCAACCACCCAAATAATACCAAGCACATAACTAAATCATCATGACTACCAGTTTCCGCCTCATAGGAGGCATTTTTGGAAACAAAGGTAACAAGTTCTCTCATAATATCTATATCACTAATTATTAATTTGTCCGATTCTATCATGCTTTTTAAAACGGAGCAACCGAGTCGTTTTACAACTTTGGTTGTTCTTATGCCCAACTGAGTATCCGAGTTACCGAATCCACCGTCTAGAGTTTGTCCTTTTCTACCACGGACAGACGAAATTAATACATTTTCATATTCCAGATCTTTATATAAAATATCAGCAACTTGTCCACCTATGTCATTTATTTCTATTAAAACAAACGCATCATTATATTCTCTGCAAGTGTTCATAATGATATTTGGATAAACCATAGGAGACATCATATTATTTCTGAATACAGCAACTACCTTATATGGCATTTCGGTAACATCAATTATACAAAATGCATTATAATCTATACCCTGTCCTCTTGAAGTATCTACTAAAGTAATATAACTGTGTCTTTCCTTTGGTTTTTCATATACCCGCAAACCATCGTCATTTTTGTATACAGGATTTCTAAAAACCAAAGTCTTAAGTTTATTTGCACTAATAAGAGTGTTGGTTGAACCAATGAAGTCGCATTCGTGTTCTGTTCGGAATTTATCCTCAGAACCCAAATTTCGTATTTCTTGTTCTCGCCATTCTTGATCTCTACCGGGTACTTGACTCCAATGAATTTCTACATTTTTAAAATCATTTCTATGCTCAACAGAATCAACCCAAATCTTATAAAACAAATTCAATCCGTTTGGTGTTGAAATAATTACTAATTTTGTAGTTTTACCAGAAGTTATTGTGGGAAATACTGAGGTATAAAAATCATTTGCAATATTTTCTGGAACGTGAGCAAACTCATCTAACATGATGAGATTGAAAGATCCACCACGAATAGCAGAAGCAGATGTTGCCGCAGCAACAATTCTAGAACCGTTTTCTAGTTCTATGCTCATTTTATTCCATTCTTTAATACCTTGTTGCAACCATTTTGGCAAATATTCATAAGCAACTTTCAATCTATCCATGTGCAACTTAGCAACAGTTTGCTTGTTTGCAAGAATAGCAACATTGCTGGTAGGATTAAATAAGATATACCACAAAATATATGCTACCAATGTAGTGGACTTACCACATTGACGAGGCATTTTACCAATAGTAAATCGGTTATCGTTAATAGTGTTCACAAACAATTCTTGAAAATCAAACATGTCAAAATTAATAAGTCCTTTATCAAGACTTACTATCTTAACGTAGTTCTTAATAAAGTATATTGGATCTTGTGAGCACTTTACATATTCCTGAACTTGCTCAGGCGTAAAGGATACTTGTACGTTTGCTCTCTTAAGATTTGGATTTCCGAGATATGTTTTCTCTTTATTCTGCATCTATTATATCGCCATTATTTTCCAACTTCTCAATCTCTTTCATTTTACCTTTAAGTAATTTTTGCAGTTCGGCTGTACTACCAACAAATATTGAATTATTGGTTATTGTATTTCCAGAATTAGTTGTTTGAGGCGCGTCACCTTTTATTGTTTTCATTTTATTGTGCATATCCAACAAATCTTTATTGGTGTCCGCAACGGTTTTAATCAACTGTGCTAAAACTTCATATGCTCTTGGTTGTTCGGTTTCTGATGCCAAATTTAAAATTCCATCAATAGCGGTTGTTCCTTTATTGATAAGTTCTTTTAAATTGTCTCTTACAACAAGATAATCTTTATCCAAATCTTCTTTATCTACCGTTATTTCGGTAACTTTTTGAAGTTGTTTTGGTTGTTCTTGTTTTGCTGGTTCTATGTTAAATTGTTTTTCTAATTCATCAAAAGACATAATTTATCCATTAATATTCCGTGATGGTTTGTTTTATATCGTAGTCATCACTTGGTACTACTTGTATACCCGATTTCAATTCAATTTTTTCGCCATCTGTATCTAGGATATAATCATCGTTTGTATCTTTTAAATACACTACTGGTTCTATATGAATATTTACTAGTTTTTTTGGCATATTAGTCTAAATTGAAAAGATTAACATCAATTGTTTTGATAAGTCCTGCTTCTTTTACCGGTCCATAATAGTAAGTTCTTGCAACAAATTGTAATTCAAATATTATGGTTCTTTGGTTGTCATCCTTGAAAGAACCTTCAAATTGTTGATCTGTTACAGTATTGACTAATGTAATGGGTATATCCAATTTTTCATATCCGTCACCAAGAATACTTGGTTTTATTGTTATTGTAAATTCTGGAGTAAAAAATGGAAATATTTGCTCCACAATCTTCAATGCATCATCCATGTTTCTGCTGTAAGCAAATAGTGAATAATTTAATTTATACGGAACTTCATTAAAATGATAGTTTATTGTTATATCACCGTTTGTTTGTGTTTTTTCCGCTCTTCTTTTGGTTAAACTGTTTCTTTTGCGTTCGGTATCATATTCCAAGCCAGTCATCATAAAAGACATTCTTGGCACTCCGAGCGCAACAGCATACGCAACCGGATCATCCAACTCTAATGCCAACCTCTCCATCATTCTTTCTTTGGGAGCATAAGTCAGAGGGACTTTGATTTTTTTATAAGTGTTTCCTGTTCCTCTTTCAACGTATATGTTGTTAAACAGCGTACCAAATGCCGCTGTTATTTTTTTTGTTATACCATGATAGAAAGTAGTAAACATTAATACTTGTTCTCCGAGAATGGATCTATTTCAGTAAAATCAATCAAATCCCTAGTACCAGATTGCAAGATACTATTATCACTTGGTTGTCTGTTGTCTTGTATGGAGGTAATGGTATCATCTATGACTCCATCCGAGTTGTAATCTATTTGTTCTGTTACTGTTTGTGACATGTTTGTTTGAATGGAATCAATATCTGAAATACCAGTATTGAGGTTTTCGTATGAATACTTGAACAATTCGCATTCTAATTTATAGGTATAGAGTTTACCGAATTGGTAAAATACTTCTTTATTGTCTACAAATTTAATTTCAAATAAAGATTTAGAAAAGGGATGATATATCAAATCCCCTTCCATCGGATTGGTTATTTGTACAGGACGATCCGCCATCAACTCAAATTTTGCTGCTTCTTTTTGAAATCTTCTTTTTGAAACGACCAAACTTAAAGTATCTCGGATTTCTAAACCAAATTTAGAAATAATTTCCCGCTCACCGGAAAACCCAGAATAATTATCCATGAACATTTCAATTTCAATCGCGTCTTTGAAGTAACTTGTGCTATCTTCGCCAAACAGTTGATCTAAATTTGCAAATCTTCTTGGAATGTAATAAACACTTATACCATTAATTTTAATAGATTCCTCAACAAGATCTTCCATGAGATCTTGCTGTGGTTTGTAAGTGTAATTATTGAAATATGGATTTAATGGCATTATCCTATAAATCCTTGTGGTGGAAGTTCGTATTTAAGTTGTACTTGATCTTCTATTTTATCAATTTCTGCTCTTGCTTCAGATGCCATGTTCGCACCATTGAAAGACACACCACCCGGTAATGACATACCAGTAAATTTAGAAAGATTCAATCCCCATTGATATTTAATCAAAGCAGTAAGATACATTTTTAACAAACGATCATTGTATATTTCTGAATATAAAGAAGGATCTAAAATTCTATATGCTTCGAAAACCAAGTAATCTCCCTTGGTCATTTTTTCTTTCCAGTTTGCTTCTACATAAATTCTATTCGTAACTCTGCTGAATTGTATGCTCTTTTCGGGAGTTAACATGTCCTGTAACATTTGCATGTGAGATCTTGTTATGTTATAACCAATCAAAGAATCACCATATGTGTTTGTTCTTAAACCATACAAATCATTTAGTGCTATTTGATATTTTGCATCAAACATACCCAAACCACCAAGAGTATCGAACAATTGGAAACAACGAACAACACTTATAATTGAGTTTCCATCTGGATCTATTGCTGGAGCAGCCTCAATTGGTCTGGAACCATCTCCCTGCGCGGCCGCCAATGTTGGTTCTGTTAAAACAATATATCCCCTGTCTATGTCTAGTTGGGTAACTTGCTTTTTAAAATAAACACGTTCTACACCATCAAAGTGGTATTCTGCAAAAAACTGCAAAGCATCATCTACGCGATCTTCTATTTGTGAATCATCCACGTTTATTTGAACAACGGGATATCCTAGTCGTCTTAAACAGTAATCTTTAAGTTGTTCCCTAGAGCCTGGCTTTGCCATGTAAAAATCTCCTTGATTCTATATTATTTATAAAACCAAGGAGATTCTTTTTTTGTAGTTTATTGTTTATTCAACAAACAAATATTGAACTTTAGACAATTCTAGGACTGACATTTTGATGTCACCAAGCGCATCAATAGAAACTGGTTCCCAAGAAATATCCACAGATTCTTCAAGAATCTCAGTTAATTCTTTAATGAATTGATCCTTGTTTTCATCTTTAACTGTGTTTCCTTCTTCACCAGCAAACTTTTTAATCAGTTTAGTTCTCTGATCTTCGATCAATTTTACTTCCTGATTTAGTTGATTTAACAATTTCATTAATTTAAATGAAATTTTTGCTGGCAGTGGTTCATCAATTAATTTGTTTAATGTACCAACAGAACTATAAATATCAATCAATTTCACCTTCATAATTTCTCCTTTAATTATATTGTAGTTGTCGAAGCATAGTATTTAGACAAGAAATTTGCATAGGAACCCAAAGGAGGATTAACTAAACAAGAATAACCCATTGATGCTCCTGTACTCGAACCAAGATCTGTGTGATTATACCTTAAATATGCCGGTATTGCAATAGCCTGTGCTCTACCCGAAACAGTAATTGGACTATCCCAAACAAACCATTCACCAATATTTGATGCAGAACCACCTTGATCAGCTGTTAATGCGTTTGGATCGTTCTTTCCCTGAAATATGTCAACAAATCCATTTCCTTCTACCGTAATTGAATCTCCCAACAAGTTTGGCTCAAAAATTGTGTGATTTTTTGAACCAGTAACATAATCAAGATCTTCTTGAATACTTGAAGGAATTATATAATTTTGAAATAAAGGATGTGTGTGGTGTTCTGTATTATTTAAATTGGGATTAGATAATTCGGTTTCATCATATATAAAATGAATTGGATGAAATTCTAAATTATTTATTATTTGTTGAATATTTTGATTTGCTTTAGTTCCAGTAAAAAATTTATCATAAAAATCTATAACATTTGCACATTCAGAACCATTAAATCTAATTTTTAATTTAATGTAATGTGTGCTTTTTTCCGTTGGGAATCCAGAAAAACTCCACCACAATAAAGGATATTGTCCTAATTGTTGTGGACCAGTTACGTTCGGAATGCCTTTTGGAATCTGCAAGTTTGTATCTGCTGCTTGTGATAATATCGTTGGTAAAGAACCGGTGACAGAATCGTTGCCAGTTGCAAATCGGTTTTCTTCATAATAAAAACTTGTGCTTGATAAGTAGGTTTTTTTAATATATTTTTCACCACTGCTTATGGCGTCGCTATCTGCAATAATCAATCCTCCGGCATTATAAGAAGTAGCAGGATCTGCTGGATCAATTCCAAACAAAGAGGTTATTGCTCTCCATATACTTTTTTCTTGTGTTGTCAATGAAGACCAACTAGTTTTTGCTGTTTGCAAAAAGTCGCTCCAACCAGATTGTTTCATACTTATAATTTTAGATTTTAGTGATGGATCTAACTCCACATACATCGGTAAAGTAAAAGTAACATCAGCAACCGAACCATTACCCATTAAAATACCATGTACCATGTCGCCAAAAAATGTTAATTTAGTTGCCGGTGGTGTATCATTATACATGTATTCATTTGGAGCTGCCGCATGAAAAGCACCAGTTGCTTCTGTTCCTATTTTACCTCTGCAATTTATTGGTGGTATTTTATAAACTTCTGAACAACCATCTGTTAAAGATTTTACTGGTTTTGAATTATTATCAAAAGGCATATAGCAGTAACTTCCGCAACAATCTTGTGGATATATTCCATTAGTTCCAAATGCAAATGAAGTTCCGTGTTTTTCTTTTAAGAAATTAAAATACATTGGTGCTCTATCACCATTAGTATTTGTCCAATTTGTGTTGTTGTAAAAATATTTACAATAACCTTCATTTCCTCCACAACCACCGCCTCCGCCTCCTCCACCACCACCGCCTCCGCCTCCTCCACCACCGCCTCCGCCACCGCCACCGGCACCATTTGGATCTGGTGGTGGACAACAAACTGCTATGCCTAATGATGTTCTTCTGCAACAACCATTTGGGGCTGATGCAGTTGATGGGCAATTTGGACAATTTAAAGTTAAATCACATTCACACAAAACTCCAGGATCAGTAGGATCGCTTCCATCTGATGTGTCTGGTCCAGTACAACCATTTGGATCTGGACATTGATTTGGATCGGTTGGATCACATGCTCCTGGATTTAAACAAAGAGCTTGATCAAAGAACAGATCTTGTCTGTATTTCCAACCAGACCACATATTATAAGCACAAACATTTCTAAAATTGTAATAATTGCTGAATCCATAAACAGCAGAACAGGATTCTTGACCACATCTATCCCAAGTATATCCACCACCGCCGCCAGTATCCGGAAACTCTTGTCTATTTCTTAGTAAAATATCCATATTATAAAATGGATAGATGTTACTTTGTCTTTTTGGTGCAACTAAACTCGTAGAAAGCAAACCATTATAACCACCTTCAGCAGTAAAATATATTAATTGACTTGTTAATGGATCTACAAATGAATCGCTAAAAGCATGATCGTCCCACTTTACAACTGTATGTTTTTTAACAACACCGTATACAGAATCTCTTACAGAAAACGTATCATAAGTTACTAATACATGCCCTGGTATTATTGGATAAGAAAGAGTTCCGGGTAAAAGTTCCTCTGTTTGTCTTGCATTATTATCCAAACTTGTCAGTAATTTTTCAAAATATAATCCAGCAAATCCTATAGAAGATCTTTCATAATTTGTCAAATTTCTGTCTGCACTTGGAAGACTCAAAAAATCTACTTTTGTTTCTCTCATCCAATTTTTAAAATCAGAACCAACTCCAGATCCAAAGGTATTATAGTTCGTGGTAAAAAATCTTTGGGAATCTGTAGTTGCCGAAAATGTTTTTGCTCTGGAATTTCCAACGTATTTCCAATAATGTCTGTCTATTTTTGACGTTCTTGAATTTGCATTTGCACCATCATACAATGACGGAATATTTGAACTGGAATTAAATACAGTTAGTGTAAATCCTCCAATTTTTCTTGGTGTTGCGGTGGGTGGACCATTATTTAAATCGCAACCACCCACTGGAGAAGCAGTTGCTAATTTACCATTGGTCAAATAAATGTTATTTGTTGAAAAATTAGAGCCGGATGTTTGACTACCGGAAGGAGTTCCGACTGTTCCAAATCCAACATTGTAGTAGTAAACAGACTCTCCCGTGCCGCAATAAACACAAGGTACAGTAACTACGGTATTGTCAAAAACTAAAACAGGCAACCCGTTTGCATCTCTAACATAAACTTTTGAAATTTCAAAAGGTACGGATGAACCACCTCTTATGAAGATTTTTGCTATTTCTTCGGGAAGATTATCACTTTTTCTAATAAACATTATATACTGACCTTTATGCTTTTCTTATGAAAATGATTTGTCCGGGAGGTCCTTTTGCCGATCCTGCGGTTTCAGCGGTCAAGTTCGATTCTTGTCCATTTGCAAGAACAACATATAGTGGTCCTCTGGATGTGCTTGTAATATTTGTATCACCAAATATACTACTATACGTTGCATTATTATATATGAGGGCTGGTGTTACTGCTCCAGCATTGTTGAAATCCAAACTGCTGTTAGCACTGGTAATGCAAATTGTATTTTGCATTGTTGGTCTTAGTCTGTTTACAGCACCAACCATCCATGCTTGTATTGGATCTGCACCGGCAGTACCATCGTTTGTTGCTTCGGACGAGGTAAATTTGTGCGTAGAAGCGTGATTTCCTGGTGTCAATCCTGTTACAGACGCTCCGGTAAAATCTACAGAAATACTGGTAAGATCGGTCTTTGGACCAAATTTAACATTACTTAGGAATACAAGAGATCCGGTGGAACTGATTGTAGTACTCAAAGCATTGACAGAAGTAGAAGAAACATAGGCAGAAGTTACTTTTCTAAAGTCCAAAGAATTGCTTCCTGCTTTTTCCAAGTTAAACAAAACACCCTGATCATTTGTCCAGAATCTCAATCCGGCGCTTGGAGATACATGTGTTTCCGCACTGGATGCTGCTTGTAGCGTAAAGTAACTTGTTGCATTTGCAGCTTCGCATACCAGTGTATTTAAAAGAGTAGTCGTTGCCGCGGCATCCGTCACTCCGCTAAATGTTCCTCCGAGTTTCAGATTGTTTATGTTAAATCTTTGATTTGTTGTGTTTGTTGCCAATCCATTTGTAAATATTACATTTCCTGTTATAGCATTATATGTTTGAGCACCAGAAAGCAAAGTATAAGTGCCATTTACACCATCATGTCTTCTTATTGTTTTCTGATAGGTTGCAGCATGTTCAGTTTCAATTATACCAGATCCTAAAACTACACTTGAAGATATAGTACCAGTTCCAATAGTAGGCAAAGAAGTTGTTGACAAATTGCCTCCAATAAGACCACCACTACTTAAAATATGTTCTCTTGTTTTAGTGGCACAATACGTGGGGCTGGAACCTTGGGTAATTGGAATTCCAATTTCCGAAAGTATTATATGAGAAGAATTTCCGCTGCCGAGTCTATCTTTGGAATTACCGTGACGAATTCTAGTAATTGACCATCTTCCAGACTCGTTATCTGCTATGTCTTCAATATCAAACGAAGTGGTATTAAATATTGGGTTTGTATCTGTAGTAAGATTTGTTTGAGCATTTATTGTATAATTAAAAACAGGAGTACTGTCTGCTAATAAAGTCGCGGTTGGAGCACTTATTAATACATTTGTGCCAGCAGTTAATCTTAATGTAGCTGCGGCGTGAACCATGCCTTGGATAGTACTGATCGTATTTACACTTGTTCCATTTACGCTTTGTAGTGTGTTAAAACGAGGTATTTCTAATTCTTTTCTTAAAGTAAGTGCAGTAAAATCCAGATTGTTTTTTACTAGTAAAGACATCAATCCCGAAGGACCAGAATATAAAACAGAACTTCCAATTAAAGTAAACTCTGACGGAATTGCACTAGTAGTACTAGAAGCATTTGCTAAAAATGTTCTTGGTTGTAGAGTTTTAATATCATGTTCTATTGTTAAAGTTTTAGTGGTGCTATTAAATGATCCGTTTACAATTAAGTTTGCAGAATTTGTAAACTGTATTTTATTGAAAGAACTGTTATCTACTGTAAAATCTGTGCTATTCAACAATACATTACTTATTGTATTTGTTGCACCTGTAGTTCCACCCGTGGTTCCACCTATGGTTAACGTATTTGTGGTATCATCATATGCTAAAGTAATAGAACCGGTTTTGTCAATCGTAAGTTGACCTGTAGTATTTGCATTCAAATAACCAGGCGAACCACCACCATTTACTTTTATCAATCCAAAATAAGGCATCGGTAAAATTGGTGCAGTTCTTGGATCAGAAGAACCCGTCCATGCCAATTCTGTATTGGTCAATGCTTGTATTTCACCACCATTTGCTCTTCCGACAAAGCAATCAGCACTATTTGCTAAACTTATTAATCCCATTCCGTCTGTTGTGCCAGAATTACCAAGCAACACGTAATCATCAGTTACAGAAATATCAAAAGTCAACTCATCATTTGTGTCACCGGTTATTTCTATGAATCTACCAGATTTTAGATTCAAAGTATCCGAAGATGTTTCTGCTTGTAAATATGCGGTTTCTGTATTTGAATAAGAATAAACAGAAATATTTGAAAATGCTGTTTGTGCTGTTCCTGTATTTTCTATTAATAGAGAAGGAGTGCCGGAAGGATCATCAACACTTAAAAGAATTCCGTTTCCTGCTTTGAGTCTGATTGTTCCATTTTTCGATTCTGCTTCTACTGCACCGTAGGAACCTCCAGCGCCGTCTTCTACAATTTCCCATTGCCAATATACATTGCTGATTGTATCAATAAAACCAGTTGGAGCAATACCCAAGAAATATCTAACATCTCGTCTAGTTAATCTGGTTATACTAGAAGAAGGATTTGTAATATTATCTGTTAGTGTAGACGGCGTTACTCTACCGAACATAAATCCGGCCAGTTCGTCTGGTATATAATGTGATCCCAAACCTACATTGGCATAACTGCTATCCATAGTATACCCTATGGATTTGTGTGTCCAAGTGGGTACTCCGGCTGGTGTGGAAAAAGTTATAGTGTCTGTGTTGTCTAGTTGTAGGTCAGATAAACTATCTACACTTGCCCAGTCAGCAGTAAATCCATTAGCACCACCGCCACGCAAAGAAACTATTTGTGGAGTAGAGGAAGAATCGCTTGTAATAATAGCATAATTTGTTACTGCTGCTGAACCAGTAAACACTACGTCATCTGCAACAATGGAGTCTGCCAATGCAGAAATCGTAACAGCATCATTTGTATCATAGGTAAATGTTACTCCAGATCCCGCTTGGAATACCAAAGTATCTGATGCTGAGTCTGGTGCATGAGTAAAATCAACCGTGTTTGCAGCATCTATGAATCTAAAATTGGTAAATATATTTGGTGTTTCTAGAGTTATAGTTTTTGATGTATTGTTTGCGCTGATTGAAAGGCTGTTACTTACTAAATTTAAAGTTGTTGTGGGAGAAGATGGGGTCAGTGTACCATCTCCATCACCACCTACACCATTTACAGCAAAGTTTTTAAATGTGTCTTGGGCGCCTGCAAGACCATCAACTCTTATTGATATTTCATTTGTTGGTGTAACATCAAATTTAATGTTTTGTCCAGCAATAAATTTCAAATCAAAATTCGAAACATCTATATTTAATGTTTCTTCTTCATCTGTATCATTATAATTAACCGTTATAGAACTAATATTGTTGGTTACAACTCCACCGGAAGAAATCAAAATACCACTGTTTGCTGACAAAGCGACGAACAATGGTTTCAGTATGCCAGTTGTATAAGTACCTTCTTCAACATATTCACCAGCAACGGTTTGAGAAAGATAATATTTTGAACCAGGTGTTAGTGTTGTTCCACCACTTAATTCAAATTCACCATTTAAAACTATTACTACTTCCGAAGCACTTACAGATTCTACTATACCAACTACATCATAATTTTCACCATCTTGTGCTAGTGCTTTTATATACTCTGAACTGCCATCGGTTTCCGTACTTACCGCAACAACATCACCAGCAACTAAAACACCAGAATAATCTGTTGTTTTTATTCTATTTGTAAATTTCTTATTTAAAATACCAGAAGTATTTGTCAATGGTACTTTATATGAAGTGCCATCTGGTCCGGTTATAAACTGAGGAGAGTTTTCCAAATCTTCAATATAAATTGAACCATTTAATGCCAAATAATTTGTGTATGAACCCAGTTTTTGTAAACTCAAAATTACTTGAGAATCATCTGTGCTATTGCTGTCTCTGTGCAATATATCAATAGAATTATAATCAAAATTCAAACTCCAAGTTGCAGGCCAAACTGTTGTTTTATTTGTTGATCCCGAGTACCAAGTACTTGGGGCAGCACCTACATTGAAATTGAAAGTAAGAGCGGTTGGTTCTATGTCATCACCATCTGTATTTAAATTTGCGCCTTTGTTTATGTGTGTGGAAAAATTAAATACAGAAGAAGAAGTGACCGTGTCAATATCTTTTGAAATTATAGAATAACCATTAGTGGTGCCAAGTGCTAAATTATTTTCAAATGACCATAAATTATATAATCCCTCAAACATCAATCCTTTTTTACCGCTATTGATACCTGGAACAATTCTAGAAACCCAAGGATCTGAATTGTTGTGTAAAGATCTAGTAGGACTCAATAAAATGTCTTTGCTGTAAGAAATATCTTCAGCAAATGTATGAACATGATTAATTAAAGTAGGAAGTAAACTACTTGCTTTTACTTTTCTCAATAAACTGCTTCTGTCTAACAGAAAATAATCCGTGGATAAAACAGGAGAAATTGCAGTTGTCGAAGAGGATTCTGAGACATTGTTAAATGTTAAAGTAGTTTCTCCGGTTGGAGTAAATCCTATACCCGGACCTGGATCAATTTTTATTGTAACAATTCCATCTGCTCTAAAAGTGCAAATACCATCACCTTCAAATACATCAGCAACATAAAGAGTGTTAATACTGTTTATTATTTGGTTTGTGCGTAATAACCAAGTGGTTACAGTATCATTACCAGTTAGTGTTTGTATATCAAACAGAGGTTCTCTTGTGCTCATTGATTGTTACCTTTTAATAACATTTTTACAATTTCTTCTAATTCCTGCACTCTTTTTTCTAAATTTATGTATCTAATATTTTCTTTTCTTATTCTCTTTGCTTCTAATAATTTAGATTTGTTACAAGACAACAATGCTCCGGTTTTTGGATCTCGTACTATATCTTCTCTTCCTTCTATATTTTCATAATTCATTAAAGTACCGCAATACCTCTCAAGTCTTTAATCTTTGGAACATAAGCAGGATTGCTGCTGTATAAGCAAAGTTTAATAGCAAATTTATTAAATTCGATTGGAGTATCTTGTGGTAAGTCAAATTCAACATCAACAAATTCATCTTCTGTTTGAGTAAAGAATGAATTAAATTGAGTTTCTCCCATTTTTGGTAACAATTGAATATAAGAATTTTCGTGGAATTCTTTTGTTTGCTCAACTGTTTGGTGCTTTAAGAACGCTTGAATTTTTGTTCCTGTTGGTTTGTTTATTGAAAGAATTAATTTAAATCCGTTAGATTCAAATCCCTCTTCCAAAGATACTATCTTTGTTATATATCTGGCTCTTGCCAAATCGCTTTGCGACACACCAGATGCATAGGGTAACAACTCTCCATTAGTTTCTAGATTAGTATTGTTTTCAATATTGTTTTTTATAAAGAATACAGACAATCTTTCCTTATTTATAACTGGACTAATATCTTTATTAGTTGTAATACCAACGGCTTGGAAATACAAGTTACCACCACTGTTTAGTGTTTGAGTTGATGTAAATTGTATGTTTGTATTTGGCTCTGCATCAGTAACTATTAAATTAGAATTATCACCATAAGACCAAGACAAAACGGCATTGTCAAATTCTTGATAGGATGAACTGAAATTCATTAGTTCATATTGAATGTTTTGGTCGTAGTCATCTGTTTTTGTGGTAAATGTGTGTGAAACATTTGTTGGGAATTCACATTTATTAATTACCATCATCATGTCCATTGTTGGTTCTGGTGCCCAAGTTGTTGCATTTGAGGACATAAACAGAACACCGACATATGGTTGTTGCAATACTTTTTGTGTGCTGTTTAGTAAAGTTCCTCCTACTTCAGCAATATAAACTTCATATTCCTGCGTAGTCGATTGAACAACAAACGAATGTTCACCAGGTTCTAAGTAAACAGGATATTCAAACGTAAATCTTGTTGCAGTTTCCAAGTTATTTGCCGCAGGGAAGTCGGAAATTTTAACTTGGGAAGGATGCAAAATACAAGTTCCGCCTGGATAAATTTTATTCGAATCCGGGAATCCATTTACAGTTGGGCGCAGTTCTACTTTAACTGGTATATTTGTAGAATTGTCTGGTTTTCTGGCAAAGAAAACATCAATACTGCTTACAAATACACCGTTTGGATACAAATCTCTATTAATTTGGAATGTTTGAGCAAGAGGATCATCACTCCAAACTTCAACACTTGTTTCGGATCTTACTCTTTCTTCAACTTCATCTATCGTTCTTGTATCAAAATTTCTAATAGTTGCAGTTGATGATTGTCTTACTTGAGATAAACCATATGCACTATAAGTACCAGAACCAAAAGTTGATGCTTTTGTAAAGTCATTATTAACGTCATCTGAAATTGTAAACTTTCTGTCACCTGTTCTAAAAGTTCCTGCTGGTAATTCAAAAATTATAAATGCACTTCCTTGAGCATTTGTTTTCTTTATATTTGTTGTAAATTTATTTGCTGCTGGCAAAGTTGCTGTGTTTATGTTAGAATTGATTTCAGCAACAGAGTTGAAACTGTAGCAGTGTTCAGAAACATCAATACCATCAAAGAATGGATAGATCCTGGAATTGCCCTTCATTCCAGTCGCCACTACAGCAAGTCTTTTGCCTCTCATATAAGGAATGATATCAATATTAACAACTCTTTCTCCTAGCGAAACATTTTGTGTAGATGTTGTTAATTCTTTGCCCGTTATTCTTCTTCCTTCTCGAATCTTGGTATTTGTTGTTCTAGTATTCCTTCTTCCGCTTCTAGTTGTTTTTGAAGTAGATTGCCTACTGAACTCAGTCCAATTACCAAAAGTCTTTGAGAAAGGACCAGTTGGACTTGAATTTAATTCATCTAAGATGTCATCCCAGATGTCATTCTCACCTGCCAAATTTACATTTAGTTCTGGTAAAGTTGTTGTATCTATCCAGTCATCTTCTCTGGGTACTAGACGTATTGCTCCTTCTTTTTTAACATAATCAAAAGGAGTGGCGGTTATTGCTCGGGTTGCTTGTGGTTGCACTATGAATGGAACCTCTGTAAATGGCAACATGAACAATCCGGTGCTTACTGCTCCGTTTTCAGTAGATCCGGTTACTCCAGTCTTTGTATTGAAAATTTCAACAAATTTTGGTAAAGTTGCCAATGAACTGGAGGTAGTTGGTGTTAAATGTAAATTGGTGGTTGTGGTTTCTGGTCTGATACATTGCAATTCAGAATCTACCGAAATTCTATAATCTGGATGAGAACTTTGACCTATTTTATGATCTTTAAATGGATCAACAATTATTCCATTCTTAAATCTGTTGTTCCCGTTTTCATCTTGAACCAAGAATGAATCTGCACTTTTTTCCAGCAATGAAAGAGTAGAATATGTTTCTAATTGTTCTACTCTTTTTTCTATATTACCGATATCTCTCATGGTAAATCTTTTATTGTCCGTATAGATCAAAGAAAGATCTTTAGATGAGAAAACATATTCTGGTTTTGATACTTTATATAAAATCATTCCACTTTCTGGAAGCGTTGGATAAACTGGATCAAAATCCGGTTTACCATAAACAATTTTAAATTTTCCTTCCTTAGTCATATACAACAAATCTTTTCTTGGCAAATACACGCCAAGTGTTGTATTTACAGTGGAAGAACTTGGGAGTGGTACGCACTTTGTATTTGTAACACTTCCGTTTACGTCTATTGTTGGTCTAAAATCTAAAACATTTGAAGAATGATATTCTATACCATCAACTTTGGACTTATAGAAAGGCATACTTCCTATTGATTGTTTTTGATTTGTTCCTAGAGTCTTATAGGATTCTCTTAAGTAGACTCCACCAGTATTAATTAAATCGTAAGAGGTGCCAGTAACAACCAACTCGACATAATAATCAAGAGCATTTACTCCATCTTGAACAATTACTCCAAATTCTGGTATTTGTGGTACATTTATGGAGAGCGGACCGGCTGCTGCATCACTATTAGTATTAACTTTTAAATAGTTGTTTGAAAGTATTAAAACAACTGGTCTATAAAAATAATCATCTACTTCTTTAGAAATACCAAAATGTTCTTTAAGATTTTTAGTAATTAAATTACCACTGCTAGTATAAAATACTGAAAGGAGATTAATTAAATCATATTGGTTTAATGTCGCTGTCCACTTTCCTTTGTGTTTGCCAGAACTTTGATAACGCAATTTTACTGTTTCAGTAAATTGTTTTGGTTGTTTATTTTTAGTTATACCAACAACTGGTGCTTTAATTTCTGCACCAAAAATAAATGTAGAAATACCAGAAGAACCAGTAGGTGATTTTCTTCTAAAAATTACTCTATCTCTTGGTGATTCTGCACTATCTTGTAACACATCGTAATACAAAGTTGAAAAATCCGAAGGAACTATTTCAGAACCAGCGTTTACAAGATCTGTGTATTTTATAAGTTTAAGTGTTTCACCAGAAGAACTTACGGCAAACGAATAATCAGATGAAAAAGTATTTACAAATTCTGCGTTTGGAACACTATTTCCGATATTTATTACAATAGTGTTACCATCTCCACCGGCAGAAGAAAATACAACATTATAAATTTTTTGTATTGTTAATTCATTTGAACCAAAATTTGCATTTCCTTCTGTAACGTTTTCAATAATTGGACCACCCGGTAAAGACACTATGTTTTTATCTTTATATGGTTCATAAAGAATTGTTTTTGGTTGACCATTTACAATTTCTTGTGATATATTAACCACAGGATATATTGTTTCTACTATTGGACTACCGCTGTATTGCACTAATCCTATTTCTGAAACATCTGATAAAGAAACACTTGTAGATGGGAAAATTATTGTTGTGTCTAATAAGTGATTTTTATATACATTTCCTGCATATTGTTGGAATGCTTTTATTCTTGTTTTACCTATTGATGAACCTTTAGCAATTGTTCCTATCGTAGAGGGCACACCGGAGGGATCTGTCAATTCTGTAGTTGATGCCGATTGTTTTACGTTTATTGAATTAAAATCATACCAAGAAACTAATTGTCCTACAGTAGAAGTAACGGTATTAAATATTCTAAATGGTAAAATATTTCTTTGACTGTTTTTGATTATAATGGCATCTGTGCTTTGTGGAGTTAGTGTTTGACCAAATCTAAATCTAGAAAGAACTTTAGATCTAGACAGAAGCGGATTGCTAGATTCAATATCAATTGGATTTGTAGTGCCATATTCTAAACGTTTTATTACAAGTCTAGATGGAATGGTTGCTAATGAAGTTTTATTTGGTTCCCACGACACAACTCTGCCTGCTGCATAATTTGTTATAACATTTGAGTTACCGGCAGAAGTGGTTAGTGGTTGTATTACAATTTCTCCTGGTACATATTCATAAGATGGATTATAACTAGTACCACTGGAAGTTACTGTTTGTACTAAAAGTTCACCAGTAGAAATTCCAGTGGCAGTTAATGGCCAATTTTGAGTATATTCTCTACCAGAAATATATGGCACGCTTCCTTCTGTGTCTGGTGTGCCTGAAATATTAACAAACGATCCAGTTTGACGAACAAATCTACTCTTAGACGAATCTATTGCGCTTCCACGATATATTAAATTACCAGATCCATCTTTTTGGTAAACATTTCCATACTTTATTTCAAAAGAACCTGTCCTGCAAAGAACAACTAACGTTTTTGTGGAGGCGTCCCAGTTCATGTATTCGCCTTTAATTTTATATACCGATTCAGCCGCAGGAGGAATGTGATTAGCACCATTTCCTTCGTGGTTTCCTGCTAATTCCCATTTCCATTGATATAATTCATAATTTGGAATAAAATTTTGTTGGATTTCATCATTAAATATTATTTTTTGCACAGTTCCACAAGTTGGTGTGCTGATTAATTGTATAGATCCGTTTGATATTCTATAAGTGCAGCAACTGTCTATACAATTTCCTGCTTCAGAACCACTGCAAAGAATTGCTTTTGGTGGTGTTGTTCCTTGAAAATCAAATAGACTACCAGCACCTTCGGGTAATGTTCTGTCTAATTCTACAAACACAACAACTTTGTTTGTTGTGCTGTCCACTGCTACAGATATAACTTTTCCTTTTGCAATGTAATTGGTGCTGCATGGCAAATTAGTAGTAGTATTTGTTAAATTTGGATTGCTTTTTAAATATACGGTATCTCCTACTTTATACAATCCAACACCAACAAAATATTCTTCATTACCACAGGTATTTGATCCCAAAGACTGAGGTGTACCGTTTACTGGTTCAACTGTAACCATTTTATAAACATTAGAAAGCGTTTGAATGCTTTTGATGGCAACACCACCCCATGCAATATTTGGTGGATATGTTTTTGAATTATTTGTAAAACTTAGTGCTTCGTTTGAAAAAACTACACCATTTGCAATATTAAATGCAGAAGGGTTTGTGCTTGCGTGAAATAAAACTTTAATGAATAATGTACCGCCGCCGCTTTCTACTGATCCAGGAACCCAACGAAGCGCAATTCCTTCTGCTGAAACTTTACCAGTTGCCCCATCTATTTGTTTTACTCTAAAATGTTTTGCTAAATTATAAGAAACTGTAGATCCAGTTGGCACGCCTGCTTCTACTCTAAATCCTATTTGCCCAGTTGTTACATTTGTAGGATCATATGCTGTTCTAAAATTGTTTCTCCAAACATCTGCAAAAGAAACTTTTACTACGTCTTGGACTTTATCAGAAAACCATCTAGCAGTATAGGTTGCTTCTGAAGATTCTCCAGAAACAACCATTAAGTTTGATGCTAAATTATTTGTAAATCCGTTATTTGTTGTGCTCATTTATTAATACCTTTTAAGTTTCTTTTTCTGCTACAAAAATTACACTTTCGTATGGATATAAAACAGATTCAGTTTCTACGCCATAAATTTTTGGCAAATCTACCTGATTTCCTATTACTTCAGAATTAAATGAAGCAGTGAATGGATTCCAAGACAATATTCTGGCTTTTACCTGACTGCTTATTGTTGGATACAGCAAGAAAGTATTTAAATTATGATCTATTAATTCTAATTCGGGTAAAGTTTCAAAATCTATATTTGCAACTGGACTGCTTGCAGTCCTTGCCGAAAAAGAACCATAAACATAATTACCAAGTTCAAAATTTACATTTAATCCTGTGCTAAATTTTATTTCGGATTGATTGCCATTTTGCAAATATGGTATTGTTCTTGGGGCAAATGTTTCATATTCATAACCGTAAATATATGCTTTTCCCGGTTGTAAAGTAATTGCAAGTTTTGAAGAATCTCCTCTTGGAATATCTAAAGTAGAGTATGCCCCCTGAGAATCTATTTGTTTGCTAAAAGAAGAAATTCTAATAACCAAGTTTTCACTTGATGTGTTTTTTCTAATATAATAATCAACTGCCCCACCGGAAACAAAACGTTTATTATTTAAAAGTTCAATTACTAATTTAAGTGTTTTTTGTGGTGGATTTAAAGTCATGTCATAATCTGGAATTATGTCAACAATTTTACCTATTGCTGCTGTAGCAGTATCCAAAGACGACAATGAAAATGGATTTATATTTCCACCAGAAGTTTGCCAAATATAACTGTTTATTGTTACATTTATTTGATTAGAACTGTTGAAAAATAAAGATATACTTGAAGGAGAAACTTCAAAAATATACTTATCTTTTCTTAAATGATTTTTTACATCTGCTATAAATGGATTTACTGTATAAGAACCCGACTCGTCTTGTGTTCTTCTTGCAAATAAATCTAAAATCTGAGAATATGTTGTTTTATCTTTAATGTAATCTACAACACCTCTTGTAGTTCTTAATAGTTGTATAAAATTTTCGCTAACATAATTATCAATGTCTACAGATAAATAATCGTATTCAATTGTTTTGAGACTCAAAGATATTTTATATCTGTCTGCTCCGGGTGCATTAAAATTGTAATAACCTTTTGCCGGATCTCTTAAAGTTGTGTCTTCTGTGACTGTAACAACTTCTCTGGTAATTTCATAACCTATTCTAGATGATGGAGCAGAAAATAATCTGATTCCATCCACAGCAAAATCGTAATTTATGCCATCTTCTAAAGTTTTTTCTGATTCGTTATCTGTGGATTTTTTATACAAAGCAACTGTTTGTTTTGTTGCCGTGACAAAATAACCATCAACATAAAAAATTCCATCATCAACAGTTACTAGTGTTCCTTCACCAAAAGGATTTATTGTAAATTGATCAGGTGATGTTATCGAAAATGCTGGATTTATAACTTTTAAGAATGGTCCAGATGCAGATACCCCAACATAGAAATCTCTTTGCATCTCAAACACACCACTTGCTACTGTTGAAGCAACTGAAGTAACATTATAAAACACCACGGCATAATTATCATTTGTTGAAAAACCAGATGGTTCACTGTGCAACAACTTTACTGAAGCCAATTCAACAAAAGTAGAATTTATTTTAGAGTAAACTTTTAATAAATTGGTATTTAATGTTTGTAAATACGAGTTTGCGGTGGTTGTTGTTGCGCCAGTAGTATTATGGACTACATTTTCTACTCTAATATATGGACTTTTTGTTACTTGTAAACCGCCTCCGAATATTTGACTACCATCTTCAAATATATGATCTGCAAATTTTGCAATTTGCGATTGCAAAAGTGTTTGTAACTGCGTCAATTCTCGTGCTTGAACCGCATAGCCCGGTTTAAATAGAATTTTTAAGAAGTTTTTTGCTTCTTGAAAGTCATCACCGTATGGTATATTTGAAATAAAATCTGGATTTTTTAATGGCATCTTATCCTCAGAATTCTACTAAAAGTTTTAGATTTTCTGAATTCTCCAATCTTCGTTGTATTGGTCCTGCATCATTTATGTATAATATTTTTCCAGAATACCTTACTATACTTGGAGCATAAATTATACTTTTTACTGTCATTTTTGAGTCTTTATAGTTGTCGAGAGATGGGTTGTACAAATCATCAATTATATAAATTGGTTGAGTATTTACTTCAAATGCACCATTGTAGTTATTTACATAAAGATATACTATGTCACTTTGACCCGTACTATCTGGTATTCCTGTTCTTATTATTTTACCTACACTACCATTCAATCCTTGACGAATTATAATATTAGTATCCAGAGATATACCGTCTTCATTTATCAAAGCAGCGGGAGTATCATTTGATCCATCGCGGTCAATTTGACATTCTAAAATATAAGCATATCCTAGTGTGTCAGTACCAACATAATCTATGGGTTCGCTCAATGAAACTAAAGTTCCTCTATTTTTTATAATTGATTGTCCATCAACTATTTTGATTGCTGTTATTATTTCGCCGGGAGTATACACACCGTCTATGTAAGAGGATTCAATAAAACCAACTCCAGCAATGTTTTTAACTTTTATCTTTACTCTGTTTGGGAATAAAGGATTAACATACACATTTGGTAAATCTAATTTTATTATTTTTGCATTTGTAAGACTTGTCGATCCGTATACAACATCATCTACCGAAAAATCGTCTTCTCTAAAAATATTTGTATAAAAATGTGCAATATTTTCCGAACAATTTAACTGACAGTCTTGAAAGTTTAAAAATTCATCATCATCAGTCTCTGTTGTTTTCTTTAAATTCTTTATTCTGTAACCGGAATATGTTTCAAATGCACCATTTATTAAACTACATTTGAGAGTTGTAGAAAATGCACCAACAGAAACTTCAATTATTTCCGCTCTAAATTGATCAATAAACCCAGTTGGTCCTCTTACAATAGTATCCCCTACGTTAAAAAAACTTAAAGGATTTTTATATGGTTTGGTTGCTGTACCTATGATTATTGTGATTTCCGGATTTATTGCCTCTAATACCATTTCTCTGACTTCTTCTACCGTAGTTCCTGCTATTTCTTCTAGATTATTATTAATTACTTTTGGACTTTTAATTAAAGACAGTTGTGTATAATATGTTTCAGGAGAAATTATATTTGTATATTGATCACCGAGATATACTACTCCTGTGTTTTCTGGAGAGGAATAAATCAATGGATCTGTTTCGGATAAACTAATTAAAGGTCTTATGGTTTTTGATATCATAACATGTTTTACACCTAATAAATCTATAATGTCATTTCCAAGACCATTCAATCCTATAATTGGTTGTAAAGTTGTACCGTTGTTTGCTGGTACTTCAACATTAACATAACTGTAATTTCTTCCCCCGGAAAGTACGGTTACTCCAGTAATAAATTTGTCTTCATTTACAATAGGCACGGCATAAGCATCAAATCCGTTTCCAATTATTTTAATTCTAGGTAAGATCCTAAATTGATAACTGATATCAAGTTCATCATTATTTGGAAAAGTTTCACATAATACAAATTCTAAATTACCAGAAGCATTTACAAAACAATCATCAACGACCGCAGTAAACCCATTTTCAAAATTTATTACATATTTTTCATTATAAAAATCGGATGTTAATATTAATTCATTTTTTCCAGTAGGATCTATTTCTAAATTTACTGTATTGTTTGCATTTACTGTTTTACTTGCTGCAACATATATTGGACTCAAAAAATTAGAATTTGCAATAGCGGCATATGCGTTTCCTTGAGTTATAAGAGTTATTGCTTCTATAGCACCTCTTACAGTTTCAAACGAAACCATTTGCTGTAAAACTCGCTCGTCTGTGTATAAGTCTGTGCTTATTTCTTTTATTGGCAAAAAATTAGGGTAGTTAAATTTTTCTAAATCAAATTCGGAAACTTTATATAAAAATTTCCAACTATAACCATCTAATTTTGTTTCTATTTGAGTAGTTTCTCCTGTGGGGGGAGAAGTGCTTAACAAAGTTTTATTTGACGGTGCTGCTAAACAAATATAAACATTATTGTTGTTTGAATTAAAAACATAAAATTTTTCACCAAGATCGTATTGATTTAAATCTTTATTGAATGCCTCGTACCTTGTGTTTGGTTGCCAAGTAATTTGTCTCAACATTAAACTTGCGTCTTGTTGTGTAACTTGATTTATTAAAAATAAATTATCCCAAGTATTATAATCAGACTGCACTGTATCAGGCGTTCTAGATAGAGGATATGCTTGACTTGTTACAGCATTTCCTATTCCCAAAAAGTACGATACATTTTTAGAAGGAACCAAGTCTTTTAAAAATATTTTTGCGTTGTTTTCTCTTCCTTTTTGTCTGAAAATTCCCATTTTGTTACCTTTAATTATTTGTTGTTTCGTTCGTACTTTCAGAACTATTAGTAGATATATCTATTTGTTCTTCTTCTAACAATCCATAAACTTCCAGTTCTGTTGTCATTAATGGACTGAAGGGAGACAAAGAGCTGCTCTTTAGAAGAGCCGGTTGATCTGGCAAATCTTTAGAATATGGTAAAGTACTTCTTTCATTTTGATGTATGTATTCCAATATTTCTTGTCTTACTTCTTTTATTAGAGGAGCATCACTTGCATATGAACCCAACATTACAACATATCCACGATCAACGTAATTTTTTACTCCTTGGAATATTTCATTTTTAACATATTGATATTCTTTGGAATTTATATCATATTGTCTACCATCATCTTTTCCACCAATTACGTTTGGTTGATTCGACAAACAACCATTTCCGGGTGTAGCGCATGTACTTGAAATTGGTAATGCTGCACCGTTATGCCATGCGGGTACTCTCCACCAATCTGCTCCTACAGTTGGACTGAGTGTTCCGAGATTTTCAAACATTGCAACAACTTCTGTTGTTTGCTTGTCCCAACACCACATTTGATTTGGGTCCACACCGTACCAATTAATTGGTTTAGTTGGATCATATCTGCTTCCGGGTCCTGTCCACGATTGATCCAGATTACCACTTACTAAGCCAATATATCCACAGTATTGATAAGCATCTCCTGAATATTTAATCGAAGATGGACCGTAATCTGCTCCATCTGGATTTAATTTTCTGAAACGTTCTCTTCCCTTTGTATCATGTACAGTTCCGAAACTGTCAGTTAACTTCCAACAATTATCCACGAAAACTGTATTGTCTTGGTTTTCTGTGCCAACTTTTATTCCCTTACAAACTTCGTCTACTGGTGTAGAGTAATAACTCTTTCTTGGCATATTACCACCAACTCTGCCTGATGGAATTGGTTTATTGAATTCATCCAAAACAGGAGCAACGTCATCATATGGAATCGCCTCTCCATATATCTTTCTTAGTTGCGGCCATCTAGATCTTAACCAATTTTGATAATCACCAACCGGGGTTCTATCAACATCCTTTGCAATAGTTCCGCCATTTTCGTAATTTGCAACACCATAACCAACATCAAGTCCAAGAGTTTTAATTCCTATGTTAAACCAAGGAGCCAATTCCGCTTCCAAGAAAGTGCGGTGTTCTGGATTATTTTCTGGATCTGGTATCGCCCACAGTACATTTTGACCAGTTGGTCCATTACCAGCAGCACCTTGAATTGCTATGGTGCCTGGTTTTGGTTTTGGTGGATCATTTCCAACACCACCGTCAAGAGGTATTGTGTAACCGATATATAAACCTACTTCTGCATCTGGACGTTCTTGTATCCATTTACCCAAGCAAGTTAACCATTCATTCAACCTTCCTTCTGGTTCAAAACATGGCACAGATGGGTTTGAAGAACACAGTGGTAGACTTTCTGCAATTTCTGGAGTTGCAGGAATAAACAATTGATTGTTTGGATTACTTGGATTTGTTGCATGTTCTGCCGCATCCAGTATGACAGGAGTTGTTATATTTTTCCAACATGCTTCCGAAGGATTAACATATTTCTTTAGAGGACCTGTTGGATTGTCAAAATCAATTCCTTCTACGGTTCTCAGTTTCATACTAGAAGTTATTGCAGAAGTGTAACCATCGCAGCACAATCCACCAGAGCAAGATTGATTCTTGTAAACTACACCAGATGGAACCCAAATCATAAATCTTCTATTTGGTAGTTCTGGTTGTAAACGACCACCATGTGGTAAGTTATAAGTATAAGTCAGTGTTTGTTCTATTAATTTTTGTATTCCTGTATTTGTTATTGGTTCATTGTTGGTGTTTAGGCATTTCTTCCAGAAAGCACCAAAACCATAATTGCAGCAATCGCTGTTGGAACCATAACCCCAAGATACTTGACCAAGTTTGTTGCATCCACCCGAAACGGATTGGGTGTTAAAGAATATTGGTCTTCTGTCTACGGAGAATTTTGGTGTCTTTAATGGCCATTGTCTTCTGTATTTTTGATCTGGATTTTTAATGTATTTGACCAAATCGTGGTGTTTTTTGATATTCAAAACAACAGATTGTGCTTCTATTCTCTTGGATGTTTCCGATCTTCTCCACCAAGGCCACTGCATTATGTTAGTGTTTGTGGTTGGTCCTGCTGAAGAAATGTAAGGATCAAAATCACCATTTGGTCCATAATAACCAACCCAATAACTATCGTTAGTTATATCTTTGTAAGGTATAGTGACAAGATCATCATATCCTGCAAATTCACAAGCAAGATCATACATTAATTTTCTGCTAAACAAATTATTAGTTAAATTGTATCCGGACAGACCAGCACTTGTCAACTCTGGAGTATTTTTTGTATCTCTTCCGATATAATAACAATAATCAACATAATCAGGATTAGAAAGAGAACTTCCTCCCGGTCCACCGTCATTAGTCAAGAAAGAATACCAAGGATTTAATCTTAGTTTAAATTCTGGACCACTTTCCAGCAAATCTGTACCAGAAACTCTTCTAGACCAATCGGAAGGTCTTCTTCCAGATATTCTATAAGGAATTACGTATGGTCTAGCTGCTATAGTGCTTAGATTTAAACCAGATGCTCTTGGAGTACCAGACAGTGAAATAGATGTCAATGGTCTGCAATTAACACAATTATTAAATTTCTTTGTTGTTGGATTGCATGGATCTGGTGTTCCCGTTATGATATAATCCAAGCAATTTTCATCGCAAGGAATTTCTCCTGCTTGACATGGACGCATTTGATCGTAGAAATTCTTTGGTGCAGATGGAACCAGAGCACTTCCTTGATCATAACTTTGGAAAGCATCCCAATTAAACAATACTCCTGGATTGAATTTCAACGAAGCAGCAACAGAATATTTGTATATTTCTGGAAGACTCATATGTATTTTAGGAGCATATTTTGACCAATTTCGATCTCTATATTCTCTTTTACCGCAAGGATTTCCATCGGGATTCGTGTTGTCACAGTTATTTGTATTCCATTGTTCCTGAGTCCATGTGTTTGATCCATTAAATGAAGAATAGAACATACAGTTCGCATCACTGCCGCATACACCCTGAACCGTTGGAGCAATCATTGGACCATATTTTTGTCCAGTAGTCGTAACTGCATTAATTGTATTTACTTGATTTTCTACAATATTTCTTGTTTTGTCTATGAATTGCTCTGGATCTACTCCTGCTCTATTGAAATTTGAAGTAACAGAGTAGTAAGTGTATACATTATCGGTCATCAAATCCACAGAAGAATTAGGATAATAGTTTAAATCTCGTATTGTTACGTCTTCGAGTGTCAATTGTGGGAAGATTTCCATAAATTCATGCAACACAATTTCATCTTCTTCTCCGGGTTCATTTACAAACATTATTGCTTTTGTGCAAGCACTTGCGGATTTTTTTACTCTCTCAAGAATATATTCGGCCGCTTCTTGGCAAGAACTTGCAAATCCTCCTTCAAACATAGGATCTACGCAATTACTTTCGAATGGAGTTGAACCCGGTTGACAATTTGCCGGACTGATATATTTTTCAACCCACATACCACCATCAGTTGGGTAACGACCATTTAAAGACCAGGCTTGATAAGAATTCCACAAAACAGGACTGTAATAATACACCTTTGTAGTTGGGAATATCTTTTTGACAATTGATGTCATTTTTCTCAACAATTTAACATAAGACACCCACCTCTTAAACATTTCTCTAGTTAGTGGCATACCAGCCATAGAACCATAAATTCTCTGAGGAGTTTTTACTTCTTCTTGATATGTTGGTATAGTATAGTTTTCTTTTTGTATTTTATCCAAACGTATTGGTTTAAAATTCACACTATTTGTGGATAGTTCGTCTAATGTTTGTTGAGTCAATTTAAATAATGTTGGATAATTTACAAAGTTAGTTGTGTTTAGATTAACGTTATTAACCAATGTGTAACCACCAACAAGATTGCTTGCTTGGGTGGTATCTGGTAGTAATGTGTCGTAAAGTAGATTACTTTCAAATATGTTTTTCATATTTGGTATTTCTACTGGATTTAGTGAGAACGTACTAGACGTACCAGTACCAGAAAAAACAAATTGTTTTCTTATAGATTCATACTTTTTCTGGTATGCATCTTTTCTTATATCAACTTTGTTTAATAAGCCAGCAGCATTGTTTGGCACAGGATTGAATCTGAATACATCTTTACCATCCGATGAAGTGGAGTAAGTCCAAGGCGAATAATCGGTGGCAAAAAGCACTTGATTTGTTCCCGATTCAAGAGGACCACCGTCTTCGTACCAAGGTTCTTGATCTATATTCAAGCACGCCTGTATTTGTGTTGAACTATTTAAAGTACCACTACCATTCCATTCCTCTGCTGTGTATTTTGCTTGTTCTGTTGCTTTTGAACATTCTAAGAACATGTTATTTTTGACAGTGTGATATACACCACCATTGAAATAAACTGCACCAAATTTTCCAGAACCACATTGATAAAATACATTTGATTCTATATTATGACCGCTTTCTCTGTCGTCAAAATATATTGCAGCATTTCCGTGTGTATGAACTGCTTCTGTACAAGGATAAGAAACACTTCCAGGCAACAAAGTTTTACAATTTTTGAAAATATTATTTCTAATTGTTGTATTTCTGGAAGACATGTTTCTGCCGGTATAAACTGCACCCCAATCATCTGCATAATTTCCTATATTTTTGATGTAATTGTATTCAATAATATGATCATTTCCGGATGGATTAATTGCGGTTCCACCGTTTTCTATCAAATTACCTACAATTCTATTAGCCACACCATTAATATTTACACCGTGTGTTCCAATATAGGAATACATACCAAATTTTTTAATTACGCAATTTGATATTTTGTGGTTTGCTGGAATTAATTTTTGTCTATTTCCTCCGGTGAGAACAACAGCACTTAAGCCAATGTTTGTCAATTCACAGCCATCAATGGTTATGTTTTTCCCGCCTTGTGCGTTAATTCCTCTTCTTCTGATATTGTTGAATTTGGATTTTTTGATTTTTACATCTTTGCAGTGATGTAAATGAATACCGGAACCGCTAGTATCCGCAAATTTTAATCCTTCTATAACAACATTTTTTACATTTACAAATTTAAACAAGGATGCCAAAGATCTTCTTGTGTTGTAACCAGTCTTGGAGTGTACACTTCCTCCCTTTTGATACCAACCAGCAGCAGAAGTTGGTATTCTTGGATCTTCTACCCAACCTTTATAAACATATTCACAACCATCATTAGACAAATCTTGACCGGCTGGTCCTACTTGTCTGTCACGACAATCCGTATTTTCATTAAAACAATTTCCTTCTTCCACTACACCATCACAACAACTTTGTCCTTGAATACTTGAATCACAGTTTCTGCAAGCTTTTCCAGTAAATCTGTTTCTTCCACCTTCAAGATCACTGTTGTCTTTTTTTGGTCCTGGTCCTGCAATTGCTCTAGAAGTAAATCCAATGTTGGTGTTTGAAGTAATATTTGATGGTGGCCAGAAATACATTTTTCTGGTTTCTCTATCAATATAGTACTCACCCGGAGAATCCAACCCATACAAGAAATTAAAAGCAAACCATCTTCTTGGGGTCGGATTTGTTGGTAAGTATGTCCCATTTCCACTGGCAGGACATGCGGCAGTTCTCAATATACCATATGATCCATTTCTAGAATTAACAGTTATTCTTCTGTTCACTTTATCAATTGACAAAACTTTATATACTTCATCTTGCCAATCCCATCTCCAGAATCCATGCAACCATATTCCCTTATCTACATCCCAGTTTTGCACAACTCCATCATAAGATGAAGGATAAGTAAATACTCCATCTACAGTTCTAACAACATTGAAGTTTGCATCCAATCCGCTTTCTATGACGCTTTCAATAGTAGCGCAAGATTCAAATTCAAATCCGGTTGAATCTTCTGCGGTTTTATTTGGCCACCTTGCTAAAGTCATCAATTTATTATTAAAGACCAATTCTGGAAGTGCGGGAAGTTGTGTTGTATTCACAAATCTGTCACCTCTCCAGAAATTAGGAACAATACCCAAATCATAACCACATAGATTTATTTCATAAACATTTCCTCTTGCCTCTGTTGGTAATTTATTCCAAACATCAGGATTGCTGCTTTCGGTTACGAGACTAAACTCATCATTATTCAAACGATATGCACCACTAATTATTACTTCTTCATTATTGTGTGGTTTAAATGTTAATGTTCTTCCATTACTCAAATTATAAGTTTCGTCCATATAGAAAGATTCTTCAAGAATTCTATATGTACCACCTCTAATTCTTATTTCTACATTAAGAGTTCCCGTATACGCTTTTGCTAAATCTGCTGCTTTCTGGAAACTTGCAACAGGCGCACTCAAAGACAAACCATCATTCGAGTCGCTTCCTGTTGTTGAAACATATATTGTATGAACCGAAACTGTAGGATCTAATACTCCCCACCGCGCTGTCGCATCAATATACATCATATTTGTCAAA